CTTTAGCATTTCCTTCGTTATCCATAACTCCGGTTTCGAATGCAACGATTGCTTGATAATACATATTTTTATCCTTTAAAATTACATGATTTATGTGCTCCATCACACATTGGTTGATTCTTGGATTGACCACATCTACACAACGCATAATTTTCACTAACTACTACTTCTTCACCACCTTTTGTTACGGTAGTTTCTCCTTTGACCAATATAGGTCCATTCTCTATTATATTAATTTCTACTGCCATTTTTTTTTATTTATGATTTTTTTATTTATGATTTTTTTATTAACTCCCTATAAAACTCCGCTCTAGTTTCTGTAATTTTTTCTAGTGAGTATTTTGGATACACGGTTTCGTATAATTTTTCACCTAAGTCCGTGACCGCGTTAGGATTATCTATGAGGTACTTTATGTACTTATACCACAACTTATGATTTTTATTTGTATCAACCAATAAACAATTACCTTTTGGGTTTAATTTACCACCACGCTCAAATAAGTTAACACAATCTATCTGGTAAGGACCAAAATCTTGTGCGATTAAAGNTTTTTTATGAAATCCAGACTCAATAACCTTTAACTGAGACTTAACCTTATTAAAAATATGTTCTTTTAAGGGAGCCAAACTAACATCAAAGTAGTTATAGTTGGAAGCGTAGGTCGTTATAGGCTTAGTCCAAACCCTCCTATAAACAGAATCCAAATCACCAGTTATAGATTTCTTTTTAAATTCCATTAGTTCTTTCTTATAATCCTCAGATAGGTTTTGGTGGTTGTTGGTGAATATCTGTTCATATTTATACCAGACAGACTCAATTGGTAAAATAGGTCTTTGTTTTTGTTTTCCAGTAACTTTATCCATTTCAGTCATAGTCCCTCGTAAATCATAACCACATAGTACTGTTTGAAATGACTCAGCTCGTTCACTATGAAGCCTACCAAAAACACCATTTAAAATTTCCAAATCCCTTATATGTGAAGAACCACCTAACCAACCAACTCTAATTTTANCAGAAATAGTGGGTTTAGGAACGTACTGCTTTTCTTTGTGGTCAATACCATTGGGGTATATGGATACATTATTATTAAACTTTTTAATCTCAGTAACAAAATCTGGAGTGGTGGTAGTTACATGACCAGCTAACTTAAGGTTGTCCATTATATGCTTATGTAAATTACTTTCTTTAATCATCATATAAGCTGGATGGTCAGAAGTGGGCAACCAATAATCATCCAAATCCATTATATGCGGAATTCCCCACTTAGTTAATTTTCTTTGTACCATTTTGGCTAATTCGTGATTAGGTCCAACACTCCTATGATAATGTACTAAGTCAAACTGTTTCCAAAAGCTATCATCTTGATATGGTGGGTCATATATTATATCCACCCAGAATTCGTCTGGGTACATTTTTTGTAAGTATATGTGTGGGTCTACCGAACGAAATTTAGAAACTCCCGTCCTATCCGAAGGTAATACACAGATTTTATATTTTTTATTTGTCATGTTAAAATAATAACACGAAATAATTAAATAGTCAAAGGGGTAAGGAGATTATTTTACAGACTTACTAGATGTAATTTTACCATAAAAAATACGGTCACCAACCTTAAATTGAAAGTTTTCATCAGAAGATGTTTTCATGTTTATGGCTTCATCTATTCTATCGTCAACAACTTCAGTTATTAATTCCCGAACACTCTCTTTTATAATGGATTTTAGGTTAGATGAAGTTAATTTATTTGATTTTTTGTTGGTACGACCAACAGACTTACTAGATTTAAGTATGGTTGACTCAAGAGAACTAGATGAAACAGGAATATCTTGCTTAACCATCTGTTCTTTAACACCACTTAAAAAGTCCTCAGTTAAACCAACACCACCGTTAAATGGTATTTCTGGTATAGGACTTTTAATCATCGCTTGCTTAATAACATCAGGTAATTTTGAGTTGTTAATTCTTTCTTCAGTTATATATTTTTTGGGTGTTAAATCTTGTCTGTCAGCTGCGGTTGCTTGAGGCACATTTGGTAGTGCTTGTACTGGTGGTAAAGATTCCATTAATTGGTCCGCTGGTACATTGGGCATTGACCCACTACCTTTAGTGAAATTTCCACCGTCTACCTTCTGCATCACTTTCTTAGCGTTTATTAATGATTGTTGTAATGTTGAAATGTCTGCCATAGTATTTTAAAATTTTGAGTTATACATCATTCTATTCATAGATTTATCCCCTGTAGTATCATATAACGGCGGTTCACCAAAAGTCAAGAATAAACTATCATCACCTTTAATTGGTTTCATACTTTTTATCCTATCTGTCCTAAATAATCGCCACGCTGGTAAAGGAATACCATCTTTACTCACCTTAAGTGAAGGACCTGATGTTTGGTATGCTCTTATTACGGGGTTATTTTTTAACGAATAACCGTACGCTACCGGTTCTATTATACGAGGTTGCCCACCTCCAGGTAGTTTTTCATCATCCAAATACCTTAAGTCACAAGTGTGTTTGTTAATTACAGCGTCCTTTATCACACTATTACTAACACCCTCAGTTAAAAGAGTTATTAAGGTTTTGAATAATTTCATGTAATTTATTGTTGGGGAGCGTAACCTTCACCAGAATCTATATTTCCAGACCCGTACTCGTTATCTTTGCCATATAAATTAGTTTTTAAGTTATTCATTCTACCAGTATTAGCTTCACCATTACCCATAATATCCGTACGAGTCCCAATATCTTCACCATATACCCCAAGGTATATAGCATTACCCTTACCCTTATCATCCCCATCTGATAAAGCATTTGGGTGACCAGGACTGTAACCTTCCGTATCGGAGGTTGGGTAAATATTTTTAACTATCATTTGTTTTCTAAATTTATCAGAAGAATTAGTTAATGCTTCACCCGGTTGTTTTTGATTAAAATCTGCCATAATTTTTTATTTTAAAAGTTGTTTTATTCTATTTATTTCTTCATAAATAGCTCTGTTTTTGTTTATGTCATCACTTTTTGTAGCGACTTTTATTTTTCTTACTTTTGTAGGACTACTACTTTTATCTTTTTTATGTGTCTTTAAAAACTGATTCTCCATACCAGCATCCATTCTGGATTTTTTACCCGACCTAACACCATCTCTCCTAGCATCTAAACAATCATTTATGAATGACAACATATCATCCCCACAAACATTTTCATAGTCATTACCTTCTAATTCATTTTCTAGTTCATGCTTAAACTTCTTAGCTTGACTATATTTTAAATGCCCATCATCTAATAGGTTTTTAATTCTACCATAACCCTTATCGTTAGACTCCATATTACCTATATTGGTTGTAAGGGTACTTACTAATTCATCAGGTAAAACATACTTATCATGTTTTAAATCACTATTCATAACTATGAGGAAACATATCCTTTAGGTCCTCAACACTAACATTGTTAGCTTGAGCCAATTTAATTAAAGAGGTAATTTTACTTTTTAATAAATTATCGGAAGAAGATAGTTCCTTTGAATCATCTTTATCTGACAATAACACTTCTAACATATCTTTAGCTTTATCCTCAGCAATTTTTGTCAAACGCTCCTTTTCGGTTAACCTATGTCTAGTGAAAGAACCGTCAGATTTATTTTTTTCTAACTTTTCAGGGCCACGTTCTTTTTCTACCCTTTCTATAGCCTCATCTTTGGGTATCGATAACTCATTCTCATAATACTCCACAGCACCATCAAAATCCAACTGGTCTGTTTCTTCAACACCTAAAACACCAGTCTTATCTATTTCACTAACTTCTTCCACAGACTCACCGTAATACCTTTTGAAAAAATTACCACCATTAGACCAAACACCATACTGTGATGTCGCTCTGCTAATATCGTCGGTAGTCTTAGTAGTACCAATAGTTTGATTTGTCTCACTACCCATAGGGATTTTACTACTCATAATTGACCCATCATAATCCACCAATTCATCTAACTCACCTTCTTGTTCTTCAGGAGCATCATCAGCAACCTCATTTTCCTCGTTATATTCATCTATTTCCCCAGCAACTATACCTCCTACCATACTATCTATCATATCTAAATGTTCGGCATCACTTGTAGTTTTAGATGCCTCATCTAGTATTGTAGCTGTAAACCTATCCTTAACAGGCATAATACCAAATTTAAATACTTCAGACAATTTCATAAATTCTGTGGGTGATATAGAATCACCCCCTTTTAAATCCTCTTTTAAAAGGTTTAATTTAGTAATTACATATGATATAGCGTCTATTCTTTTCATTTCACTTTTATTATAAATATCGATAAGAATTAAATAGTATTACATTTATATTTATTAATAATGGGAACACAAAATTTAAACAATTATAATTTTAATAGGATTGACGCTAAATTAAACTATAGCTCCTACTATGACTTCTTTTTAGTGTCCGATGAAAAGGATTTTAATACAGAAGTGGTTTGGTCAAACAACATCATAGGGTTAGGTGATACTACAGTATTACCAGTACTAATAGACTTAAATGACTCAGACAGTTCATCTCAACCAATAACAACATGTTTCACCCAATATCCAGTACTTTCAGCATCACCACAAACATCAGAACCTTTTACAATATTAAGTAAATTTACCTGGTTAAGTGCAAAAACAGTATGTGATTGTAGTGGTATAACTGTGGATAAAAAATGTGATTTAATAATAGCAGAGACAGCTAGAAGTAATGGACTATATAATGATATTAATATAGCCAATGTGCAACTTCTCCCCCCATCTGATTGTGTAGAGATTTACAAACAAATACCTATAGCATCCACATTTAACAAATTACATTTTGATAAAAGGTTTAAAATGAGTCAGGTTAAAGGATATGGCCTACCATTAACAGGAATCTCTTATTTTACCGACACGTCAATAATGAATGCTTACGATAGTTCAGGATATTACCAAGAGTTAAAAGGAGGGTTTTACCAAGGATTCTATAAACTACACGGATATGATTATGAGGTATTACCTACCAGACCAAATAAAGGATGGTCATTTAGCAGTTATTTAAAACTGAATACCATAGGATACCAATTACAGAACTGTTATAACGCTAGTGGATATAATGGGATAAGCTCAACAACATTATGCAGTAACACCCCACCTAATAGTATGAGCGACACCATGCCTCACAACTTAACGAATTATAGCTGGAAGAACTCAAGTAGTATAATCACTGGTGTAACAAATAATTCAGGATTTTTCTTTTTTAAAGGATTGAGAGAAGGTCAAACCACAGATGTCTATAGTAATGTTTTAGGGTTTAGAATAACTGACGATATGAGGATTGGTTATAGGACTCTAAGGTATACTGGTGATTGTATTGATACGAGTGGGGAATGTAACCCCAACTCCCAATGGACTTGCGGTTGGGGGTTAGAAGAATCTTATTCCGAACCAATTTGCCCCTTTATTACAGAACTAAGTGGTAATTGTGCTGATACGTGGATACAAGTAGATGTTGTATTTGACCGAAATATATATTTAGAAGATTGTGATTTATTAAATAAGGGTGGTATTAACGACTTAATAACTGGAACCTACCCTTATTCCGCTAATAATATATGTGACACCTTTATTCCAGGAAAACTTAATCTATATTGTTCCGCAAATACCATATATCATTGGTTTACAGATAAAGACTTGAGAATGGGTACACTTAAATTCTATGTAAATGGTAGAATTGTACACACAGTTAATGACTACGAAGAAATAATACCTAGGCATACAAATCAAACACCAGAAAGCCAATTTGGCGTGTCGTATAATATGTCTTGGGGTGGTGGAGCGTGGGGATATAGAGAGAACAAAAAACCAGTACTACAGGATAACGACCTAATATCACAATTCTTTGCTGGTTCATTTATAGGGGGAATATCACAAATGATGTATTATATTAAACCTCTAACAGCTGATGAGGTATATCATAATTTTTTAATAAATAAAGAAAGGTATTCGCTAATTGATTGTGAGGAATGTAAGAATTGTCCAGGAGGTTGTCGAGATTGTGAATTACCAGTACCAACAGGAGAACCACCACCAGAACCACAAAACTGTTATTTACATATGTGGAGTTACTGTAGCTCTGTGCAGTGGAATGAGACTGAAGGCCAAAACTCTGGAGGAACATTAGAGCAAATATTTTCAGGTGTCACCGAAATTGTATTTCTTGACGATACTTTACCAGGGTACAATGAGTTTGAGCCTTGTAACACTAATAACAGTAACTTATTCTGGGACTCAGTAGGACAACCAACAGTAGGGACTAGTTTAGGTGGGGCTTATCTAACTAAAATTTCTGACCCAGACCTATATGGTAGTTGGGCGTGTTTTACTTATTTGGGGTTAACCGCAACAACGTCTACTAATATTGTAAATATGACGTCAAGTAGTGGGGGATACTATTCAAATAGTCCAGGAGGAACATTACCATGGAATAATTCAGGTGACTTTGCTTGGGTTGGTGAATGGGATGAACTTTCAGTGGGTACAGCTTTTGAAAATTGTTGTTTATGTACTGAGTATTTGGGTCCAGGATGTGACACCATTTGTCCTAGTGGTTGTATGGCTTATACCGCTGTTAATTATGGTGTGGGTGGTAACGCTAATATTGACCCATATTGTGATTGTAATGGTGTAAACTATAACAATGGTGGTTATGATATTAGTTGTTGTATTTTTGACCCACCTTGTGTACCTGGTTGTATGGATGTAACAGCATCTAACTATAATGGTGCCGCAACATGTGATTGTTGGGGTGTTGGGGGTGGAAGTAGTACACACTGTTGTGAATATGGTGGAGCAGGTGTATGTATTTCTGGATGTACGGATATAACGGCACTTAATTATAATAATGAAGCGACTTGCGATTGTATTAGTACTATTGGTGGTACAAATTATAGTTGTTGTACCTACACACCACTTACATCCATATCAGGATGTACAGACGCCAGTTCTTTTGGATATAACCCAATAGCAACATCAGACTGTTCTAACATTTGGGGGGGTACAGATTATAGTTGTTGTTTAAGTAGTTGTGATGTATGTGCAACTAACAACATAAACGGCCTGATAAACCCAGCTCAACTAAACACTAGTTCATATGGTTGGTCAGGAGGTGAGTACAACAGCGCGTTCATAAACTACCAAGAAAATGATAACGTAATCTATAATGGTTGTTGTTACTTATGTGGTACAATGAATGTTGGTGGGTATTTCCAATGTTCTGACTTCGCACAATATGGTGCACCAGATACAAACCCAGCTTGGTTATCGTGTTGTCCAAACGCATGTGACAGTTCTTGTTAAACAAGATATTTATAATAAACAATTAAATAATGGAATTTTTTATAAGAAAAGACTCAACAGACCCGATACTAAAGATGCAATTAGTATTAGACGGAAGAAATGACTTTAATAACTTTCATAATAAGTTAGCTAATTCCACAATATACTTCTCAATGAAAAGTGTTGATACCGGCATACTGAAGGTTGCCAATAAACAGGCTTATATAGTATCTAAAGTACCAACAACACCAAACGCCCCTACTGAATATTACATATATTATAAATGGACTAAAAACAATGTCAATAAAGTAGGTAGATACGAAGGGCAATTTATAATATATTTTCATTCAGATAATACAGAATTGATAGTCCCAATAAGAGAAGACCTATTTATAACTGTTTCCGACTCATTTGTAAAATCTCCTTGTTAATATAGGTTGATTACTAAACAAAATTTTGTTATATTTTTTTGAATGTTAAGTAAAATTCATATGTGTGTATGAAGATAATGTTACAAACGAAAAAATATAAGATGAATAAACCAACTTCAGAAGAAATAGAACAATTCCTACAAGGAAATGACCCAGAAAAATATATTGTATCCATAGAATATGGATGGAGAACAAGTAAAATCTATAAAATCATAGAAGACCCAGTAAAAGGAAAGTCAATTAAAAGTGATACTTTTATTCCTTTTTGTTGGGTTGGGGACCTTAAAGATAAAAATTTTTATAAAGGAAGCAAAGCTTTACAGAAAGAAGCCATATCCAAATACGGGATTATGATTGAAAGGTTATTTGATGGTGATAACGAAAGACTAAAAAACGGTTTATGTTATTTAGTTAAAACAACAAAAACATATAGAGACTTAGTTAGTTTTTTTACACAAGGCGGTTTAAATCCTTGGGGTGAGAACAGTAGAGAGTCCATACAAATATTATCACCGGTAGAACAATATTTAGTTCAGAAAAAAAAGAGGTTATTTAAAGGGTTCGAAGATTATGATGAAGTGCATAGGTTTGTTTTTGACCTGGAGACAACTTCTTTAGCTCCAGAGGAAGGTAGAATTTTTATGATTGGTATGAAAGACAATAGGGGTTATGAACGAGTTATAGAAATATCAGATAATGATGAATCTGAAAGAGAGGCAATATACGAATTTTTTGATGAAGTAAGCAAGATACAACCAACCATGGTGGGAGGATACAATTCCTCTAACTTTGACTGGAACTGGCTATTTACCAGAGCTGACATACTTGGGATGGACAAAACAAGATTTAAAACACTAAACCCAAACGAAGGTTATAAGATAAAAGAAGGGGTACTTAAATTAGGTGCAGAAATGGAAAAGTATAGTCAGGTACAAATATGGGGAACCAATTCTATTGATATAGCCCATTCTGTTAGAAGAACACAAACCATTAATTCAGAAATAAAAAGTTGGGGGTTAAAGTATATAACTCAGTTTGCAAAAGCTGAAAAACCTAACCGTGTATATGTTCCCGGAAATAAAATTGCTTCTACATACAAAGAGAATAAAGAATTTTATCTAAATGTTGATAATGGGGTATATAAATCAATAGATGACAATAAACTAAAAGACCTAGATATAAAATTTCCAGAAGTATATAAAAAAGTTTCCGGTGAGTATATTGTAGAACAGTATTTAATAGACGACCTTTGGGAAACTATGGTGGTAGATGAACAATTCAACCAAGCTTCATTTCTGTTAGCCGGAATGGTACCTACCACATACGAAAGAGTATCAACAATGGGAACAGCAACTTTATGGAAAATGTTGATGTTGGCGTGGTCTTACCACACTGGACTAGCAATACCAGCAAAGGAATCTAAAAGACCTTTTGTTGGTGGATTATCTAGACTAGTTAAAACCGGATATTCAACAAATGTACTAAAACTAGACTTTAGTTCACTATACCCATCAATACAATTGGTCCATGACGTATTTCCGGAATGTGATATAAGTGAAGCGATGAAAGGTATGTTGAAATATTTTAGAGATGCAAGGATTAAATACAAAAACTTAGCGTCAGAATACTATTCTATAGATAAAAAGAAATCAGAATCCTTTGGTAGGAAACAACTACCAATTAAGATTTTTATAAATTCTATGTTTGGTTCATTATCCGCACCACACGTATTTCCTTGGGGTGACATGGATATGGGTGAAAAAGTTACTTGTACCGCAAGACAATATCTTAGACAAATGGTTAGATTTTTTATGGGGAAAGGTTATGACCCATTAGTTATGGATACCGACGGGGTAAACTTTTCTTGCCCTAGTAATGTTGAAGATAGAGAATATATTGGTTTGGGCAATAATGGCCTGGTAATTAAAGATAAACTGTATATTGGGAGTGAAGCTGATGTCGCAGAGTATAACGATTTGTTTATGAGAGGAGAAATGGGTCTAGATACTGATGGGCAATGGCCATCATGTATTAACGTTGCAAGAAAAAATTATGCTTTATTAACTTCAGACTACGAGGTAAAATTAACAGGAAACTCAATCAAATCTAAAAAAATACAAGGTTATATGGAGATTTTTATTGATAAAGGTTTAAAGTTATTACTAAACGGTAAGGGCGATGAGTTTGTTGAGTATTACTACGAATATTTAAACATAATATACAATAAAGAAATTCCTTTAAGTCAAATAGCTAATAAAGCAAGGGTAAAACAAACCGTAGAGTCTTACAAAAAAAGATGCGGCCAACGAAGCAAGTCTGGAGCGTTAATGGCTAGACAAGCACATATGGAGTTAGTTATTAATAATAACATACCAGTATCTTTAGGTGATACAATACACTATGTTAATAATGGTAAAGCTAAGTCACATGGTGACGTACAAAGAAAAAAGAAGGCTGGACAAGAAGATATCATACAACTTAACTGTTATCAGATTGAGGAAGTTGATTTAACTTCAGATAAAAAGGGTGAATATAATGTCCCTAGGTATATTTCTATATATAACAAGCGTGTAGAACCATTGTTAGTTTGTTTTAAACCAGAAGTTAGGGAAAGCTTACTAAAAGCTAAACCAGAAGATAGGGAGTATTTTACAAAATCACAATGCACACTAATAAACGGCATACCTAGAAAAGAAGCAGACCAAGATACTTTAGAAAACATTCTTGAGTTATCTGTAGAAGAAAAAGTTTTTTGGGAAAAACTAAAATTAAGTGAAAATTATTTTATGGAAGAATTAGGAATCCTTAATTCCGTCTGAACTAACAATTACCCAGTAGTTTAACTCCGACACAAACACAAATTCTACAGAACTATTATTATCTAATTCTACATTTTCCCACCTACTATCAATAAGACCTATATCAGGAACCACACTAGTATTAGATAAGGATTTTATCCTTACTTTAGTACCAACAGCAGAATTTAGAGTTATAGTTGAGTCAGACGTACTCACTAGTAGGTATTCACCATTAGTTGTATAATCTTCTGTAACCACCTTAGTTAATGTATTTTTTTCTGGTATATTGACGCCAATATCACCACTATACATATCTTTTCTTATATCTTTTATGAGTTGTAAAAGAGCTACCGACAACAATTTATAATGTATGTTATCTGGCCTCCTATTTTCGTCATACATTACTAATTCATCATAACCAAGAGAGTGTAATTCTTCAGCTATAAGACCAAAACTAGGTATGCCACTTGATTTGTAGTTAAAGCTATATGAACTCAACTTAAGTAATCCCATATATCTACCTGACTCTACAGGTACCAAATTAGTTTTGTATCTTAGTGATGAACTACCACCCTTAACAACATTACCAGACGTATCAATAGACAAATCACTATAACTACCAACAGCATCCATAAGGCCAGTGTTTTTAATTTGTAAAGTACTAGCACTAATACCTGGATTTACGGAACCACCACTTATAGGGTCAATCGGTACCTGACCTATTGATAGTACCGCGGTTGTACCACTTACCCCAGAAAAAGAAGTTATATTTACATTACATGAAGCAGATGTAGCATCATGAGGACCAACAATAAAAGTATTCCCAGTAGAACATGGAAATCCAGAACCAGCAACTAAAGTACTTTGCCAATCAGCTACATAACCTGATAAGTGACCCACGAAAGACAAATCATTTGTCATATGTGTACTACCAGAAAAAGTAGCTGTACCACCACTTTGTCTTAACTGTCTATTATAATCAATCTTAGTAAAAAACCCCATATTATATTGTGAATATTGTTCCTGGGTTCATTGGTCTAAACCCAAGTGACTTATTTAAGTTTTCAGCTTCAAGAGCTTTTCTTTCTAACATTTTATCATTTCTTAATCTCTCTAGTCTTAGGGTAAGTTCTTCTACTAGTTTAGCTACCTCATCTTTTGACTCTGACAATAAAGCATCATACTCAAGAGTTAATTCAGCTCCCGGGGTCTTTAAAGCTCCGGAAAATTTACCACGAACACGACCCAACATCTCCTTAGCTTTAGCAAAAAAGTATTTTCTAACCCACGATTGTGCTGGGGCATTAAGGTCACCATAAGACATTTCATCTAATGTCACATCACTGGGTAAAAGAACAATATCTTTATTAGCTAACAAACATTCGTTCCTAGTCTCAGGGCCGGAATCATAATACCAATACCAAACTCTGTGTTGGTTGGTCATAATATTACCAAAATCAAATCTTCCACCAGGAACATTGTAAAGGTGTAAGAATTTTTCTCCATGAATACCACCAGCTCCAGCAGTAATCCGATAAGTCATGTCACCACCAATCATCCTATTTTTTAAATTTCTATCCTGCATTCTTAGTAATATGTCAAAAGCTGGCATCATAAAGTAAGAACCTTGCATTCCCATTTGAGCACCACCCATACCCAAGTTACCACCTAGACCACCGAAACCACCTAAAAATGGGTCTATAAAGGCTTCATTTAGTTCAGCTCTTGTGTACCATAAAACCTCATTTATTTCTCTTCCAGCTGGTATTGTATATATTTGTTGGTTTGTAACTAAATCTACAAAGTCTCGTTTTAACTCATAACCTCCACCAGCTTGTAACCCCACTATCTTGGAATAGGCATAAGTAAAGGACGTTTCAAAACTTAAGTCCCTAGTTAAAAAAGCGTTAGTTAAAGAAATAACATCTAGGTCTTGACCATATAGAGCAGACCATTGGTTTTCTATCAACCAATCCTGAACATATTGNCCATAATCAAGAACAGCTAATTCTATAGCCGTATCTAACATTTCATCCTCAAGCTCAACCCCTCTTAAGGGAGCACCTAATAAATGCTTTACTTGAGTAAATAATTTTTCTCTTTTTATTGGGTCAATTGTTACTGGCATAATATATCCTTTTTATATAAATACTTGGAAGTTGGCATTAAAAAAGGCCCTTATTTAGGACCTTTAATAAAATATGTTATAATATATTAGTTTTTATAGTTTAACATCATTAATTGCATCTTTAATCCTCACCACAAGTTTATTAAATTCACCATCTTGTAATAACGACTCATCAAATGATACTGCTCCACCAGCCTCATCTGCCCATTTAGCCATTTGTTGTGCATCGTATATCAATCTCGATACTGGGGACGCTTTTTCTGCTTGCTCATTAAGTTGTTTCTTTCTTTCTATAATTACTCTTTTTATGATAGAATTTAATTTCTTTTGCGATAGTTTAACGGTATTTTCACCAACAACCTCACTCGGCATTTTTCCGTGACCTTCAGATTTTTCATTTTTAGCTGTTACCTCTGTAGCTTTTTCTTTTTCATCCTTATCCTCCTTATCTTTTATCTCACCACCAATAATATCTCTATATATATCCTCTACTTTTCTCATTGCTGCAAGAATTTTATCATTATCTTTTGGTGTTACAGTTACATTATCACCTTTATTATTTTTAATTTTTTGGCCTACCGATATTTTATCTAACTTTTTTATTGCGTTATATGCCGTTTTTAAATGGCCCTTCATTTGAACAGAACCCTCGGTTATATTTTTAAGACTTTTTTTAAGTTGTTTTTTTGTTAGTTCTTTTTTNCCCATGATATTTGTTTTTATTATAAATATACCGAATAACTCATTTCTACAATATACTTACAATTTCTGACATAATATCTTCGTCACCTATATTATCACCCATTACCGTGTCTATAACAGATTTTTTATTATTAACAATGTTGTATATTTTATATTCTAGAGTATTTTGATATATAGGGTATAAACAAGATACTTTTTTATCTTGCCCTATTCTAAATGCCCGGTCTTCACATTGTGACATATCTGAAGGCACAAATGACAAATCATTAAATATTACCACCTCCGCTGAGGTCAACGTAATACCAACCCCAGCAGCTTTTACATTACCTATAAATATTTTTATTTTTTCGTCGTTTTGAAATCTGTCCACACTTTCTTGTCTAGCTTCTTTTTTCATAGTACCGTTAAGTATTACTGATTCCTTTTTATATTTTTCATGTAACTGCATTAACGGTTCGGTAAAGTTTGTGAATACAATAACTTTTTTGTCCTGTTGTAAACACTGTTCTATGAGTTGCGAAGTCTCCCCAACCTTAGCCAAAGCTATTATTTGTCTAACCTTCATTAATTTAGATAACTGTATAGACAAACCCTTATTTTTATTCTCCCGTCTCCAATCCTTATACTCACCAACCTCATCTTCATATTCTTTTGATTTTAACTCCATATATATAGGGGTTATGATTTTATCAGGCAAATCTAAAACATCTTCTTTTAATCTACGCAAAACTTTATCGTTAGTCTTGTCACGCAATTCTTCAAGATTAGTAGCGCCAAAAGTCAACCAAATTTTTCTATAGCCTCTAAAAATTTGTTTACCATCACAATATCGCCTAACATAACTAATCCAGTTATTAGCAACCCTAGAACCAACCAGTTTTAATAAGTTATAATAATTCATGGGCCTAGAGGTCATAGGTGTACCAGACAATAACCACAACCTACTTATTTTATTAGTGAGATTGTTAACTAATTTAGTTCTTTGTGCTTTACCATTAGAAACATAATGAGCTTCATCTATTATAACCAAATCAAATTTGGAATCCAGGAGCTTAGTTTTTTTGTCCGAATCCCTAGGTAATGAATGAAAATTTTTTAAAATATCATAATTTATAATAACATATTTACCGTCTTCCCATTTTTTACCCTCCACAATACCTACCTGGTCGTCACTATAATTTTCTATTTCCCGTTTCCAGTTAACTTTTAAAGACGCGGGACATATAATTAAAACTTTTTTTAATTTTAAGTTAATTGTTGCCATAATTGCGGAACTAGTTTTACCAAGACCCATATCATCCGCCAAAATATATTTTTTATTAGACACTAGTTTAGTTACAGCTTCTTTTTGGTGTTCAAAAGGGGGTCGGTGTGAAAATTCCCTAAAATCCACAACAACATCTTTTTTAACTTGTGAAATTAATTGTGTCCTAGGAACCCAAAATGACGTTAAAGCACTATCCTCCAGAATCTTACCCCAAACATGGTACTTTTCATCACCTAATAACAATAACTTTTCAATCCAGATACTAGAGGGAGCTTTTGATAAAAATTTTGTGGCCAGTAATTCGTTAGAATAGGGTTCATCGATATCAACCCACCTACGCACAATTTTTGGTACGGAANTAAAATTATCTATAATATACTCAGATTGTTCTAGGGTAAGGATAGACATTTTACCAGATTTAACTGAATCCCTTAAACCAATAATATAGTTATTAGCCCCACTATAAGACAGTAATTTATCTTTAGCTATAATTTCTGGTAATTTTATATCCATAATCTAAAATATAATAAAAAGAGAAAAGGAAGTCAAAATGTATTTATAATAAAGAGTTATACAATATGAGTAATAAAAAAGTACCTATAACAAGAATATCTAAATTTTTTGGTTCAGAAGATTTTGCTTTAGAACAAAATATTGGAATGGAGTGGTTGCATGGCGACATGCATTTTACTTTGGTTTTATTTAGAGTGGATAAAAAACTTAGTGATGTTGACGATGTTTATGGTGAAGCTGGCAAAGAGGAAATTAGATATAAAGCTCCGGTGGAAATTAAAGGTTATGTTGATATATCAGAAGCACAAAATAAAAGTTATGCTTCGGGACTTGTAAATCAAATGGAACCAGGGAATTTAACTTTTAGCGTGTACATGAAACATTTAGAGGAATTAGACATAGATATAAATTATGGAGATTATATTGGGTATAATGAAACAGAAGAAAGAATGAGATATTATGTCGTCACAGATGATGGTAGGGTTACATCTGATAATGTGCACACAATAGGTGGGTATAAAGCTTTCTACAGAACAATAAAATGTTCATTTGTTAGTGAGAATGAATTTGACGGAATATAAAATGGCACTACCAATTAAAAAAAATATAAATATAACACCAGGTCAAGTACAAGGACATTACCCTTATGGATATGACGGCGTAAGTACACCAATAAGAAGAAAAGAACTAGCTGATTTAATTACNGAAGACGGAACTTTTTTACCAAAATCTGTTTTACACGCAGATTTAGATAGAGGTATGTTAGATTTTGTTATAGATGACATCCCAGCAACAGTTAGTGGTAAAAAAATACCGGTGATAGACAGAATCCTAACATTACAAAGATGGGGGGAATTCGCACAAACATGGTCATTCTCCACCAAAGATAAAAATGTGTCATTACCATTTATAGTTGTAGTTAGAAAACCAGATGTACANTACGGAACTAACCCATCGTTACAATACACCATACCTAATAGAAAACAAGTACATTACGCAAAAGTACCAACGTGGGACGGTAATAGGAAGGGGTATGACATATACACTATTCCCCAACCAGTCCCAGTGGATGTCACCTATGACGTCAAAATAGTTTGTAATAGAATGAGAGAACTAAATCAATTTAATAAAGTAGTGTTACAAAAATTCACATCTAGACAAGCATACACATACGTTAAAGGACACTACATCCCAATTGTTATGGAGACCATAGGTGATGAGTCGGTGATAGACACAGAAGAAAGAAGATACTACCAACAAAATTATCAATTCCAACTACAAGGATTTTTAATTGATGAGGATGAATTTGAGGTAACTCCAGCTGTTAGTAGANCGATAGTTTTAATGGGTGGTGAAAAAACACATAATCGAAAAAAAGACGATAATAAAGTTAACCATAAAATTAAATTTGACTCGGTTACTACNGCAACAACAAGAACATATAACTATAAAACTAACATTACTTTAGCTAGGACAGAAAATGTCGACGCATTTGCATATANTACTAATGGGGTACAGTTTAGTATTAATAATATTNTATTAACTGAACCCGTAATGGTTAATCCTGGAGACACATTAAATATTACTATAGTTAAAAATACCACGACCNCCTCTTCCTACATTATAATAACAGAAACACTAGTAAGATANACTACTCAAAATAGATTTCTTTAACAGACTTACATTTATCTTTTATTAAAAGCTCTACAAAAGCAAACATTTTAAGTCCGTGTTTTNTACAGTACTTTTTAAGTAAGNGATGAGACTCAACACTAATCTTAATATTTTTTATCTCTTTTTCTTTTTTATTGTTTGCCTTCATATAGAGGGTATTTTACTATAATTATTAGAAAATATGAAAATAGTATGAATTTTTTCCTACCTGATGTATTTATACATCCATTTCAAAAAACTTTTGGGTTTAGATTAGGTATTTATTAATAAAATACAGAATAATAATAACTTTAAAAAATAATAGACATGGCAGACGGTAATAAAGTATTTGTTTCTCCTGGTGTATATACGTCAGAGAAAGATTTAACATTTGTAGCACAAAGTGTTGGTGTTACAACATTAGGGTTAGTAGGTGAGGCATTAAAAGGGCCAGCCTTCGAACCAATTTTCATACAATCATACGATGATTTCATAACACGTTTTGGTGGTACATCGCCAACAAAATATGTAGGTTCACAAATACCTAAATACGAATTAGGGTACATATCAAAATCATACCTAAGTCAATCAAATCAACTATTTGTAACAAGAGTGTTAGGTCTTAGTGGTTTTGACGCAGGACCATCATGGTCTATAAAAACTTTAGGGAGTTTAGATTCTTCTCAGTTTAGTGTAGCTACTGGTGGTACGGTTGGGAATACTGGAGGTACGGACACTGCTTATTCGGCTTTCTTTAATATATTTGTACCAATTACTGGTAGTAGTGGTACAGCTTTAGGGTCAGATGTTTACACTGACGGTACATTATCAACAATACAAACTTTACCTATAGTAGACACTAGTTTCGCTACATCTACAATTACATTAAATAACGGTTCCACATTACCAACACTTAACGCAGATTTAATAACCTGGATAACAGCCACTGTAACGAATACCAATCATGCATATAACGCAACTTGTTCCGCAACAACAGGCAGTTGTTGGGCATACAATGGAGGAATATACCAATATGGTTGTATGACATCGTCAGCAACCACAATAGCNACTGGAAATACTAGTGGTTACACAACACAAGTAATAACAGACAGATTAAGTACTGACTGNACAGATTACACATCATATAAAAATGACCCTTGGTACTATGGGTTATTTACATACTCAAATAGCGATTGTTGTAGTGGAGGAACCTATAGTGGTATGTCATATCAATTATATCACGGGGGACTATCAGCGGACACTCATGGGAATTATTCCGGAGGAACTGTTTACTCTGGAGGGACTGGAACTACAGACTCTACAGCAGGAGCGTTATCAGGAACAGTAGTTTATTCAGCAACATGTACTGTGAATGTAGAACTATATAGTGATGTTCCAGCTTACACTGAATATGATGGAGTTGTCGTAGCAACACTTAGGTCCAGGGGTATAAGTACTACATCATCAGGAGGTCCAGTTTATGAACTTACTGCTGACACAACTACTTTTGATTGTTCAGGAACTTATGCGGATGTATTAGAAGACCCATTTAAGCCATTTGGAATTAGTGCACAAACAGCGGCTGGAAACATATATACATTTAAAACTTCCATGACTAACACATCTAAAGATTATGTGTCTAAGGTATTTGGGGTTAGTCCTTTTGATAAAAAGAAAGAGGATGTTCCATTGTTTATTGAAGAAACTTATCCGGTATTATTAAAAGACTTATGGAATAAAGGTAAGGTTAGAGGGTTACAATGTTGTTTACAATATTTGCCATCAGCAAGAGCAACGACAAACACACATACAATCGCTTGGAAGATGAATGAATGGAGAACACCAGAGACACCATGGATTGTATCTGAATTACAAGGTACTGACGTGTTCAGACTATTTAAATGCGTTTCAATATCCGACGGAACTTCAGCAAACAGAGAAGTAAAAATATCATTTGCTAACCTATCTTTTGAACGAGGAGAGTTTGATATTTTAGTTAGAGACTTCTATGATAGTGATGCAGCACCTAATGTGTTAGAGAAATTTACTAGATGTAGTATGGACCCAACGAAAGTTTCTTTTGTGGGTAGAAAAGTAGGTACTTCTACTGGTGAGTTTGAGTTAAAGTCTAAATATATTATGTTATTTTTAGGAGACGGTGTACTAGACGGTACTTACGTAGGCTCATTACCTTGTGGTTTTGAAGGATATAGATTTAGAACCTATAATTGTTCACTCAACCCTTGGATAAATTATAAAACTAAGTATTTTACTCCGGGTGAAGCGATTTATGACCCACCATTCGGTTCAGGTACAGGGAATAATAAAGTTCTAAGTGGTGGAGACAAACTATCAAAAGTTTATCTAGGTATAAGTAATTCAGCGGGAGTGGGATACGACACCGATTTCTTTGATTATAAATCATTACAACCACCTACTATATGTACTGGAACAGAAGGTACAGACTGGGATACAATAACACAAGGATTCCATATGGACTCTGGAGCAACAGTTATTAGAGGTGGTATAGGGACATATATATCTTGGTCATCAACAACACTAAATAATAAATCTGTATTCCAGTGTGGGGTTGCGACATTCCGAACAGAACCAACCCTAAGTACGGACCCATATAAAAAATTAAGAGCTCGTAAATGGACAGTATTACCACATGGTGGGTTCGATGGATGGGATATATATAGAAAAACAAGGTCTAACACTGACGATTACAGAATGGGATTAACCGGGTTCTTAAACGGAACTTGCCCGACATCAGAATTTGCTGGTGTAGGAGACGGGTCATTTAAGAAACTAAGTAGTACTGAAGCTAACACAGATTATTACGCATACTTAAGAGGTATTAACACGTTTAGTAATCCAGAAGCTGTAGACATTAATGTTTTCGCAACACCAGGGATTAATTATGTGGATAATTTAGGGCTAGTCAACGAAACTATTGATATGATTGAGGACGAAAGAGCTGATTCATTATATGTAACAACAACACCAGATTATAATATGTTTGTTGCAAACACTACTGACGCTACTAATATGATAAGTCCAGAGGAAGCTGTAGACGGAATGGAAGACTCATTACTAGACTCAAATTATACAGCCACTTATTACCCATGGATACAAATAAGAGACGCAGCAAATAACAAACAAATCTTTATACCACCAACGGCAGAAGTTATGAGAAATATAGCATTAACTGATAATGTATCATTCCCGTGGTTTGCTTCGGCTGGTTATACTAGAGGTGTTGTAAACGCTGTTAAAGCTAGAAAGAAGTTAACTTTAGATGAAAGAGATACGTTATATGTTGGTAGACTTAATCCTATCGCAACCTTTAGTGATGTAGGACCAATTATTTGGGGTAATAAAACACTACAACTTAAAGAATCTGCTTTAGATAGAATTAATGTTAGAAGATTGTTATTACAAACCAGAAAATTAATATCAGCTGTTTCAGTAAGGTTAATATTTGAACAAAATGACGACATAGTAAGACAACAATTCCTAGATTTAGTAAATCCAATATTAGATTCTATTAGAAGAGATAGAGGGTTAACTGACTTTAGAGTAGTACTTTCGAGTGACCCAGAAGAAATAGATAGAAATGAAATGAGTGGTAAAATATACATTAAACCTACCAGAGCATTAGAATACATTTTTGTTGAGTTCTTAGTAACACCTACAGGGGCATCATTTGAGGACATTTAGAATAATTAATAATATGAGTGGGGAAATGTCCCCATTCGTATTTAAAGTATATTTATAAACAAAAGAGAACATGAAATTTAATAAAAAAACGTTAAGTGAAACAATCCAGTCACAATTAAGTGGTAAAAAAACTTTTACTGAAGGAAAAAAACAGAATGTGATTATTAGTGAGGAACAACTAGAAAGGTTGTTGGGTAAAGTTAATAATCCTGTTATGGTAGAATCTGTAATTAGTGATGCATTTAGACTGATTCGTAAAGCTATCGTTAAAGAAAATCTAGATTTAAACATTAAGGACTATACTGATACTATCATGGAACAAGGAATGTACAATAGAAATCCTGGGGTTGCCGCAGGTGAAGGTATAGAAAACGTTATTAATGGTATCAAGAAAGCTTATGACATGATTAAGGATAGTGATACTAGAAGAAAGTTAGCAAACTCAATCACTAAATTAGGAAACTTTATGACTTATACAGCAGAATTAATAGGGTCAGGTTCATCACAAAGAACCCCTAGAAGTTATGAAGATGTTTCTGACGATTTACCTTATCCAGAATTAGAAGAAGGTGTAAAACCGGATTTTTTAGACCTTGATGGTGATGGAGACAAGAAAGAGTCAATGAAAAAAGCTTCTAAAGAAGTTAAAGAAGATTCTGGTCATGATGAAGCGATGAATTACGGTAGAGACGAAGGTCATGACGACAAAGAACTTTATGACTTAAAACATGATGGGGGCAGTGAATATCATATAGACGATTTAGAAGATGACATGCATTATGACCATATTCATGATTCTGAGAATATAGAAGAAACCAAAGAAGATAAAAGGGAAAGACTGATTCAGGAAGACATCAAAAAAATGAAACAGGTTATTAAACCAATATCAAGAATTTAAATTAAAAAGGTCCACTAGGACCTTTTTTTATGGTTTAATTTTCGTCAGGAAGTAATTTACCACCATTAAGCAATATTAGAATTACGATGTACGGGGCCAATAAAGGAGCTTTTAAAATGTGGGTTAGAATATAAAAAGTATACCAGTTACCAGAAGGAACCTCATTTCTCTTATCCTCAAACGAGATATAAGACTTTTTAATTTCTTCTGAGTTAATCATTAAGAAAAACATCATTAATATTTCGGAACAAACCAAATAAGTGGTTAAGGTTTCTACAAGTGTCATAATTATTTTTTTAGGTGGTTAATACTTTCTTACATATATATACGAACTAATTCGGGTTTAGGTTACATCATTACTATTATTAATTCTACTACAAAGATAAATAAAAAATATAGATTAACCAAATAAAATAGTATTTATATTATATGAAACAAAAAATAATAATTAGTGAAAGACAAGTTAAATGGTTATCTAAACTATTAGAACAAAACAATGAGGTGGATAATACACTTAGAGCCTATTCTTTTGATTGGGACGACAACATAGTTAATATGCCCACACTAATTAGAATGGTTAAATACGAAAATGGTAAATGGAAGGCAACACAAGTATCCACAGAAGAATTCTCAAAAGTAAGAAATGATAAAAATTATAAATTAGATGATGACGCATTTTATAATTTTAGAGAAGAAAAGGAATTCATTAAAGATTTAAAAAAAGCAATAGAAAAGGAATCTTTTGCACCGTCCTTCGATAAGTTTAAAGAAGCTTTAATATATGCAAACCCAATATCTATTATAACAGCCAGAGGACACCAACCAATAACATTGAGAAAGGGTATGGACTTAATTATAGCTAGAACTTTTAATGAAGATGAATTGTCTGATATGTTAACCAACATACAACAAGCCTATCCAGAAACTAAGTATTTAACACCAGACAAGACTTTAGAGGTATATTTAGATAATATAGAATACCACCCAGTATCATCTATTGAGTTTGCTGATAAATTTGGTATAGAACATAGTTCAGCTATAAACCCAGAAGAAAATAAAAAATTAGCTTTTAGAAGTTACGTTAGGAAAGTTATGAACGGGGCAAATAAAATGGTTAATTCCAAATATAATAAATTATCTATAGGGTTTAGTGATGATGATTTAGGTAATGTAAATGCTATGGTTAACTATATTAAAGATGAATTACAATACGAGTTTCCAGAAATGTCATTTATTGTTTATGACACATCTGAAGGTGGATATGGAAAAATTATAATTAAGAAAGGTTAAACACACATTTTTTCCCATAACCGTATATTTATAATAAAAGGATTTTATTCCTATTAGTAAAAAAATAACAATTAAAAAAAAATAAAATACAATGGCTGACTTGTTAATGAAAATGCCCGTACCTTACGAACCTAAAAAGAAAAATAGGTTTATCCTAAGATTTGACTCTTCTTTAGGCATCAATGAATGGTATGTGGAAAGTACATCTAGACCACAAATTACTATAAACTCCGTAGAGGTACCTTTTCTAAACACATCAACATATGTTGCTGGTAGATTTGTTTGGGGAACAATCAACGTAACCTTTAGAGACCCTATCGGTCCTTCAGCAGCACAAGCACTTATGGAGTGGGTAAGAATGCATTCAGAGTCAGTTACAGGTAGAATGGGTTATGCCGCAGGATATAAGAAAAATATAGATTTAGAGTTGTTAGACCCAACAGGGGTGGTAGTAGAAAAATGGATATTACAAGGAGCTTTCTTAACTGACGTTAACTTTAACGATTTAAGTTATAGCGATGATGGTTTAGCCAATATATCAGCTACCTTAAGACCAGATAGATGTATCTTGGTTTACTAATATATTTTACATAAAAATAATTAAGGTCTCGTAAGAGACTTTTTTTATGCTATTAATTTATCTTATGTCTTGACTTTAGTATTTGTAATAATATCATTGCAATAGCTTATAAAACATAAATCTAAGTATTTACAATTAAAGCAATTAAAATATATTAATAATATGCAAACAGAACAACCACAAGAGTCAATATTACCTTATGATATGGTAGCTTTACCATCACAAGGGGTTTTTTATACAACAAATAAAAAGAGTGTTAAAGTAACTTACCTAAATGCTTCTGACGAGAATCTATTATCTACACCATCTATGGTCGGTAGTATTAATTTAGTTAATAGCTTATTAGAAAGAAAAATATTAGATAAAGATATACGTGTAGATGAATTAGCTGACTGTGATAAAGAAGCCATATTAATTTTCTTACGTAACACAGCTTTTGGTTCCGACTATAAGGTGACAATTAAAGACCCAAAAACTGATAAAGAGTTCGACACAACTATTGACCTATCTGTATTAAAAACAAAAGAGGTTGGTGTTGAATTAGATGAAAAAGGTGAGTTTGACCATTACTTAGAGATATCAAAAAAGAAATGTAAGCTAACACTAATTTCACCTAAAATAGAAAAAGCCTTACAAAAAATTAACGAGACCTATAAAGACCACCCTATTAACCCTTATATAACAAAACAGTTAGAGATGGTGGTGAAAGAGATAGACGGTGTTAGAGACCCAATGACACTATCACAGACTATTCAGATTATGCCTATAAAAGATTCCCAAACCATTAGAAAAGTGGTTAGAGAAAATGCCCCAGAACTAGACCTTAACATTAAAGTTAAGACCCCATCCAACCAGGAGATTGGCGCTAGAATAGCCTTTGGAATTGAGTTTTTTCGTCCTTTCTACGGCATATAGGAACGCCCTATTACAAGAATTTTACTACCTTATGAGGCACTTACATATCCCTTGGAGTGATATACTGGTTATGCCTACATTTGAGAGGAGATTTTATGTTAATTTCTTGACGGATGAGTTTAATAAGAAAAATGAAGCAATAGAACAAGCAAATAACAAAAGGAAATCCTCATCCTAACTATTTATAATAAACAGAATTATTATGATTAGTTTGTTAAAACAATTATCCATTGAACGTATTTTATCTGGAGCTAAGTCTTATTTAGCTTCGCACCCTGAATTAGGAGTGCCAATAGGTATTTTTAACACTAAAGACGAACCAACTTACAAAGACCGAGTAAATTCCATAAAACGTTACGGAAAGAAAGGTAATCCAATATCATATAAACTAGCCTTATTATTAGGTATAGAAACCCCAATCCCTTCTTATTTTTCACCTATAGAGTCTGACTCAGATAAAATTGCAAGATTAGAAAAAGAAGTTGCACAATTACAACGGTATATAGGTAATGACGCTAAGAGAACTAGTGTTACTGGTTCAGGTTTACATGCTGAGTTATGGAAGACCTTAGACGAACTTAACAAACAACGTACACCTATGGCTGATATGTCTGTTGGTGACATACAAGAGATAAGTAAGATTATAACTGATATAAGTCGTGGTACTCTAGTGACAGCAGATAATATGGGGAAAGTACTAGATTTATTAGCTTATGAAGATACCCTAAGACTAGACCTATCTAAATCCATAGGACTATCCAACGCTCAACTAATAGACCAAATAGAGTTAATTAATGAAGCTGCGACAGAAGGAGCCAACTATGGACTAAAAGCAAACGAGTTATTAGCGGTGTTTAAAGCCATGACTCAAGAAATTGGGAGAAATCTCTATATTTCACCTGAGGTTATGGATAGAACCGCATTATTAACTAAAACTTTAGATGGTTTTGATGCTGCTAAATTTGCTGACGCTTTTGATACCGCGGGTTATGCATTAGATGATGCTATTGGTGGAATTAATGATGCTGATGGAGCCCTTACAGAGGTAATACAAACAGGACAAGAGTTAGGGGCTACTATGGAACAATTTTTAACGGATGTTAGTGGTAATATAAAATTAATTAATACATACGGATTTGAAAATGGTGTAGAAGGGTTAGCGAGAATGGTTGTTCGTTCACAAGCTCTTGGTTTAGAAATGTCTACTGTAACCGGTATGGCAGAAAAATTCTTAGACCCGGAAGGAGCGATAGACTTTGCAGCTAGAATGCAGGTAATTGGTGGTGCGGTAGGAGACCTAGCCGACCCATTTAAGTTAATGTATATGGCTACTAACGACCTAGAAGGNNTACAAGACGCTATTGTGGAGACCGCTGCTGCAGCTGTTACCTTCGATAAAGAAAAAGGTAAATTTACAATATCACCAGAATCAAGAAGACAATTAAGGGACCAAGCGGAAGCTATGGGGATGAGTTATCAAGAATTAGCGGATACAGCTGTAAAATCTGCTAGAAGAGCAGCAGTATTCTCAGAATTAGAATTTGTTGGGGATATGTCTGAAACAGACAAAGAGTTAATAGCATCAATGGCTCAAATAGGGAAAGGTGGTACCGCACAAGTTAAAATACCTGGTATTGAAGAAATGGTTGATGTCGCTAATGTTACTGACGAACAAATGGAGCTATTAAGAAAGGAGGGCATGTCAGATACTGATATATATAAACAACAACTTACGGTCGCAGAAAAAAGTGAACAAGCTTTAGCCCGTATTGAAGCGGCAGCTCGGGTACAGATAAGGGTGCTGGGGGGCAAGTCAACTGATGTGGACGCGATGACAGCTTCGCAAATGCTAGCCGATACATTACCAACAGACAACAAAATAACACCAGCACAACAGAAAGAACTTGAAGGTAGGAAAGCGGAGATTGATATTTTAGAAGAAAAGAAAAAGCAGGGAGGAGGAACATTAAGTACCACCGACCAAGATGCCTTAGACAAATTACTTGCAGAACAGAAAAAGCAAAAAAAGGAAATATTGGACTCCTTCAGTGGAGAATTCCTAAATAGTGTGACTAACATGTTCAAAGACGCAGTCCAATTAAATGACGCAATTATTTCCCCCGATGGTGAGATTAGAAAAACTAAAGCTGGTGATTTTATTGTTACTGGGACACAAATGGATGGTGGTCAAGGTATAAATGCTTTAGAATCAGCATTAATGGGTTCACAAGGTGGCGGAGGTGGTGGAACACTACAAGTTGGTGGTACAATAACAGTACAAGGTGAAGGTGAATCCGCTAAAATTAATGCTAGAGCCTTTATGGATGCGTTTAGTAAACTACCTTCAGGTAATAAACAAGATATGTATTCACAACTAAATAGTGTTTAAAATAAAATAATATGGCTATAGGCACCAATACAGGAATTAAAAGTGCAGGAACTTTAGGACCTTGGAAACCAACACCAGGTTCCACAGAAGCCCTAAGAACTTTTTTATTAGGCAAGAACTTACAAAGTTCTTATTTGTCTGATGGCAACCCTATATCACCACCATTTGGTGTACAACGACCCGGAGGTGAAGTAATAAGTCAAACGGTTGAACAATCAGTAATAGACCAAACAACAGTTGAGGATTCCGGTGAATACTGGAAAGGGGTTAGTTTTCTAGATAATAGGTATGGTCCCGCAGGTGGATACAAGGACATACTCAGTATTAACACCAATAAGTTATTTACAGAAACACATTTAGAATATGTAACACCAAACACACTACAACCAATCGGGTTTACACTTTCATGTTATGGGACATATGAATTATATACTGGTGAAAATACAACTATAGGGTCTGACAGTCCACTAATGATAGCGGCACTCCCCCTATTCCAATTAAATCTTTCACAAAATCAAACATTTAATATATACGATAATGAAAATGGTAATAATATAAGTATAACACCAGGGTTAACATATCTTAAAGGTGAAGATTATTTAAATAGGTTATCCGGTAACTATGACGGAACCTCTGAAATAACAGGACAATACCAAAATCTACAATTTATTCCAGACATAAATCAACTACAATTAAACGGTGTTAATTATGCTGGTGTAACAGATAATATATCAGCTACCGCAGACGCGATAGGAGAATATTATAATAACGGTAATAATATACCACAAAACGACTTATCAGTACCCAACCCAAGCGATAATTTTATATCACATATGGGTGCTCAACAACAAAAAAGTTTATTCCAAGACAATCTAGTATACAACCAATACAGGCCAGACTACAGTAGAGTACAACTAGACCCAGAAGTAACCAATGTAACACCATATTACTATGTAGGTTCCAAAAGCACAGAACCATCTAATATCGAGAGTCCAAATAACGCGACACCAACAAACAAATTTGGTATAAAAACTAAATCATTAGTTTACGGTCCAGGTGCTGTCGCTAAAGAATTGGAAACAGTTAACGGTGTTGCATTATGGAAAAAATATAATTTTGGTTTAGAAGGTAAGGCATATACAGATGGTGGTGGTTTAGCGGCAGGATTTACTTGGTTCGGTAGCACTTCTATCGCGTCACTTAATGCACCTCCAGGGATGTTATTTAGTAGGTCATTTATAAAACCAAAAAGGGTTGGAGGGATACTAGACCAAACACAAAAATTAATAGATTCTGCTCCTTTAATGGGTGGAGCAAAAAGAAAACATGCCGGCCACGCTATAGACCAAACATCAAAAATATTTAATGATGGATATAAAAATATATCCAAAGGTAGTGGAGCAAGATTTATTGATAAGGGTATATTTGGTGGTGTTGGCCCAACAGAGTTTTGTAGAACTTGGACTAAAGATAATCCATATTACACGTTTAGTAATTTACAAAAAAGTGATGGGTTACTACGAGGCACTCCAGATTCTGTACTATCAAAGACTTACGATTTAAACATAGCTCCAAATATGGGGCATAATGTGGACGCGAAAGGGGTTAAAAAATATATGTTCTCTCTTGAAAATTTAGCTTGGAGAGGTGCCCCAGAATTAGATTTTTTACCAGCATCCGAGAAAGGACCAAACGGAGGGAGGATAATGTGGTTCCCACCTTATGATATAAATGTCGGCGACACAAACTCAGCTCAATGGAATTCAGTATCTTTCCTAGGCAGACCAGAACCTATCTATACTTACAATTATACTGAAAGAATTGGTACATTAAGTTTTAAAGTAGTGGTTGACCATTCTTCTATAATGGATGTAATTGCGTCAAAAGAACTAACAAAGGCTCCTGATACTACAGCGGACGCAATACTAGAATCATTTATAGCTGGATGTCAAAAATTTGATATATATGAATTAGCGGATAAATATGGTGATTTACTATCTGCAGTAGACTTAGAAATAATACAGAACACCATAGAAGTACCAGATAATAAGACAGTAAACACGATGGTTAATGAAGGTGATAAGGAATCAACAGATATTAGTGGTGACTTTTCGGGTGAGTCTACTGAGTTAGATTTGGATAAAGGAACTGAAACTTCACCGCCCCCATCATCAACATCAAACGATTTCTATAAGAAAGCTGTTGGGGGACACGTTAACGCTAAAAGACTTTTAAGTAATTTAATGAGAGAAGAAAATTATTTTAAACATTTAGAAGAAAACGAAGAATTTGTTTATAACTCACTAAAAAGACAATTAAAATACTTCCACCCGTCATTCCATGCTATGACACCAGAAGGATTAAATAATAGACTATCATTTTTATTACAATGTACTAGACCTGGAAGAACAATACCAACAGAAACTGAAGGAGGGGCACAGAACATTGATGCAGAAAACACAGCTTTTGGAGCACCACCAATATGTGTGATGAGAATTGGTGATTTCTACCACACCAAAATAGCTATAGATTCTGTAAGTTTTAGTTACGACCCACTTATTTTTGATTTAAACCCAGAAGGAATAGGTGTACAACCGATGATAGCTAACGTATCGATGAACTTTAAATATATTGGAGGTCAAGGTCTTGAAAAACCAGTTTCAGAATTACAAAACGCTTTATCTAATAATTTCTTTGCAAATACGGAAGTGTATAACGAAAACAGTGTCACAGACACTAAATTAATCTTAGAAACTGAAAATGCCCAAGGGGCAATCCTAGACGGAATGACTCAAGCAAACAGTCAGTTTATAGATGAGTATGATAGCTTAAAGAACACTGTAGACGGATTAACAGGTGGAGCACTAAAATAATTATGGCGAACGAAATAAAATATAAAAACTTATTAAATTCTTTTGTGGACCTCACAAATGCTTACGCTTTGGATGTTAAAAATAGTTTAAGTAAGATGTTTCTCACACAAAGTATGGGACTTACGGAAGAATTCATGTTTGACAGAATTTTTACAAACGGAATCATAGGTAATGTAAATGGTCAATTAGTTGGGATACCCCAATTCATAATAGATGATATCGTGGTCAAGTACACCACTTTAAAAGACAGCATTAATTCAGAGACAACAACTATACAGACACAATTCAATACACTAAACACTAACAGCAAAGAGAGACTATATGTTAAGTTGACATTATTAAATATTTTAGAAGAAGAATTAACTAATATAACAAATATAGTTATGTCTACAACAAATAGTTTTAGACAACAACAAGTTAATTTGGTTAACACTGTAGATAAATTAAATTTAGTTACGATAAATAACTACGACGGCGAATTTTTAACCACCGTTGGTGGACAAGTTAAAGCCTACCAACTAACTGGAGCAACAGAATTAACTAGTTTAACTACAGACTATAATGATACAGCACTAGTATTAGATAACTATATTAGTAAAGATGTGACACCAACGTTTAGTAAAAATTATCCTGGAGGAGAAGAATATCTATTTTTCATTAATAGGTTATGTACAAACAAGACAATGGCTTTTAATTTTATAGGTGGTTATAAAACCCAACTTGTAGATATTTTAAAATATAGAAATGGGGAATTGTATGATAAATTACTTAAAATAGATGAAAATTGTGTGAGTGGAATAAGACACCAAACAGAAAGGAGATTTAAAGGTTTGTTACAAACTATAATAACTACTTGGTTGACATATGACTTAAGTCTTACAAAAAGTAGGTTTGACAACACACTTGATGTTGGGTATGAAACTTTGGAAAACGGTTTGAAAACTTTTAATTCCACATATGATGTGGGTTACGGGGTAAATACAGGAGCTACCGCACAAAATTTAGTTAGAAACGAGTTAAAAAGTAGGAATGTTGGTTCACAAACCACAACATTTAACCATAAGATGATAAGACAATTATATATTAGTTAATTATGAGTTATTATGATAGATATAGCGAATTTGTTGTAAATGGAGATTATATAATGGTTCCTAGCATTATTTTGGATATAAAATCTAGTGACAGAGAAACTGTGTATAAAGTGGGTAAGACAAGGATGGACAAACTGTCCCAACAATACTACGACACTCCATATTATGGATGGTTAATTATGCAGGCCAACCCACAATACGGTGGTCAAGAATGGAATATTCCAGATGGAACACTCATAAGAATACCAAGTCCATTAATGACATCACTTGAGGAATATAAATCAAAAGTAGATACACACTTCCTCTATTATGGCAGATAAATTAAATACTGGTAACATATATACAAACGCTGTTGGTAATAATCTTGTTGTCGTAGACCCAAATAAGATTGTTGTTGATGGTACTATAAAAGATAGGTTAGTAGACCATGAAGATATGGTGATGTACGCCAATCTTACCGCCACAATTTATCCTAGGAGCAAAGTTATTTCTGGTTCACAAAACCAAGGAGATAGAATATTGGTAGACATATTTAATGGTGAACTAAACTTTTTAAAACCAAAAAACTCAGATTTCTTAAATTCAGATTGGACCGAAACCTTCACTAATCCAGACGTAAATAAAAAAGTTAAAACGGTAGACAGTAGAGGCACCACAATAGGTGTTACAACACAAAACACTTTAGACTTCCAAGGATTTGGAATAACATCCATAAATGTTAAATTAAACGCCTCATACATACCCCAAGTAAGTATTAATTTTACCGATGTAAGAGGAAAAACTTTATTTGAACAAGCTAGAGGAAATACACCCTACACAGCTTTTTTTCATTTACCATACCCAACATTCTTCCTAACCCTTAAAGGGTATTACGGAAAAGCTGTAAAATACCAACTAACAATGCAGAAGTTTTCGTCTAGGTTTGACCCAGCAAGTGGTGATTACCTAGTCACTTGTAATTTTATTGGTAATCATGTGGCTCTGTTAAGAGATATAAATATGCATCAAGTTTTAACCGCACCATACATGTACCCAACTAAATGTGACGCAAGTGGTTGTGTTAGTGAAACAAGAGGTAAACAAGTATTGAAAGAAGTGTATAAAAAATATAGACAACAAGGTTTGATTGGTGAAAGTTTTCCTATAACATCTGAAATTACTTTAGTGGACCTTATTGAAAAGTTAAAATTATTAGATAACAATTTAGGTAAATTATTTGGTGAAAGTAGTTTACAGATGACAACCGATAGGTTAGATTACGAGGCATTACTTAAAGATTTAAATAAATCTTTTAAAGAGAAAGATGGTTGGAAAGATAGATATTTGGATAATAAAAAATCAGTGACTGTACAAGCAATAATCCCATCAGTAGACTCCCAAACCGGTAAAACAATTAATGTTACCGCATACCCATTAAAGGGTATTGATACAATTCCAGCAACAGAAGACCCTGTAGAATATAAACAAGGTGTAGTTAAGAAAGCAAATGAGTCTCTACAAGGAATTATAAATACATTTATAGAAGAAGCGGAAACAAATAAAACATTCGGTAGTGGTGGAAAATATTTAGTATCAACCAGACTAAATAAGAGGTATGCATTGGAAGGAGGTGGACCAACACCAAGTCTACTAGAGGACCAAAAAGTAGAAAATCTAGGAATACCCGACGCATCAATGTTATCTACAGACTTAGAACCTTGGTTTATTATAGATGGACCAGAAAAGACATACGGCAAACTATACTCAACTCACGAAACAGAATTCGAAAAAAAAGCTGCATTAATGTCCAAAGAAGTAAGCAATATATTAAATGAAAGGTTACAGGATGAACTCGGATTCAAACCAACTATAAGAAACATATTTGCTATTATACTTGCTGGAGCGGATACGTTCCTAAGGTTAATGGATATAGTTCATACTAATGCTATGGGAGAGAAAAGTAACCCACAAAGATTAAAAATATCTAAGGATAGTAAAAGTAGTGATACCGTATTTCCGTGGCCACAATACTATGTAGTTGAGGAAGAGGATGAATGTACAACATCTTCAGTTTTAAAATATCCCGGAGCTAAAGATGTTATAGAAAGTACTGGAGCAGATAACAAAAAAGTGTGGCCAGAAGTAGATTTTGTTGAAGAATACACTAAAACAAGTGTTTATAAATCTTCTGACTTCAACCTACAAACACCAAATAATGCATTCGTTAAAGATTTCACCCCAATAAACCTATACGACTGGAATACCATAAACGAACCATATAATGATGGTTATTTTGTAAATTTATTGTGGGAAATAAAATTAAGAAGTCAAGAAACAATAAGGTATGGTGGTTTAAGTACAAGATTTATGATGGGAACCACAGTAGGGCAAGAAATAGACAACACCATACTAGAATTAGGAACATATGACGGAACAAATCTTTACAAAAGAGTTAGTGACTCATTTTCATTAAATACATTTTTTAAAAACGTTAAAAATTTTTCAGACGTAAATAATTTTTTAGAGACAAATGAACCAGAAAAGTATAATCTATACGTAGACAGTGACACCATAACACCGCAAGCCAACACCAAAACCTATAACTATAGTTATACAGAACTAGGGTATACTGTAAATCCGGAAGAGTTTACAGAAAATATAAAAGGGTTAAAAAAATTAAAAGACGCTACTGGAGTATATGATTTAGCCCCAACAATATTTGGTCCATGGGCCAAAGTCAATTATGCCAATGGACTCAACACCCAAATAGGGGAGTTCTACGATATAGGTGAGGGGTTGGATTATAATTTGGGTTCCACATTTAATGTAAGGGATAAATGGAATGTTATGTACTTAACCGACAAAAAATATTGTTTTAGTTTTGAAATAGATACTTTGGCAAGGTTTAATAACGTACCAAAAAAACTAAGTACACAAACAGAAGAGTTTTATACAGAACTAAATACTTTTTCTAGTCCTTTAGGGATTACAGAAGGAGCTATAAGGAGAGATGATACCACAGTGACAAACCCAAGCAATGGAAACATAACATCAACATCAAACTATAGCTTATATACATCCATGTTAAACACACCTTATTTTATTAATGCAATTAATGTAGGGGCAGCAGGTGACATGGTTGATGTACCTAACCCATATACATCCGCAGCGTATCTTTTCTTAAACTCATTACCATTACCGACATTTAGAGAAAAAGTGTTGTTAAAAGGTGAGACTGAAAATGAAACCGAATTTGGTTCATATGTTTCTCAGATGTTTAACCAGGTTCCTGCTATTCACGATGTCCCAGTTTCAGTACTACTTAGAATAGGTTCTATATGGCATAGATACAAAGATAATATAGAGAACGGTACCGACCTAATTGGTTTTGATTTTAACGACTTAGGTGGTCCTGTAGGTGTGGGGTGGGCCTACGACCCACTTGGTGGTAACATAAACGCGTCATTTACTTATACAGATAGTACGGGTGGGCCATCTCTAAACTATAATGGTTCTACCACTAATTTTGGGGTGTACCAAGAGATAATAACTTCTGTACACTACATTGCTTCCGGACAAATAATGTCAAATATTGTAACAAATTTAAATGATATAATTGGAGTGGGAGCACCACTTACAATAAGTCAAAATACAAATATAACAACAAGTAATAGTAACTTTAAGTTTTTTGACGTTTCTCTAGACTCTGGCAACATAACCAACCCACTATTAGGTGCAGCAGGTGGAGGTCGTGAATATTATATTTTATACCCATCTTCAGGTGCTTTAATAGATACTGATATTGATAGTTATTCTTCACCACAAGTAACCGCTTTAAATAACGGTGGGTGTAGGATGTTGTGGGGCATGTCAAACTACGGTTATTTTGCTCATAACGCAAGTTACAGACCACTACCAAACAATTACTTTAAACGGATAGATAGTACACAAAATAAACAAATTTCTTGGGAGTTAAGCCCATCTACAGATTATTCCACAATAGACGAATTGAGGGGAGTGTTTAATAAAGAACAATTAGATTTCTTCGAATCTCTATTCTTAAAGTTCTCAAGTGTAGACGGGGACGCAAACTTAGGAGGTAGCATGAAACAAATTATTCAAGATATTACTGTTATTGAGAAAAAATGGGTAGAAAACCCAGAATCAGTAACTAGATTAGAAGGGTTACTTGCCAAAGCACAACTTAAGAAATTTGGAAAAGTGATGGGTAAATTCTTAAATATGAAAATGAGTTATATCCACAAGACCACAACAAATTTAGGTGAGGTAGTAAATAACTCAACATTAATACAGAAATTAAAAGATATTGAATCGGGAAATGACGAATACAATTTTGGGGCGTTAGACGCCACAACTATACCACCGGTAGTTGGGTCTCAAGAATATAATGATGTAGCACTATTTGTAGGAGAATACTACTCGCAGTTCGACACTCAATTTATGATGTTAACATCAAATACATTAGCAAACCCAATATTAAACTTTTTTAACACAATTAAAAATAATGGAATTGCATTTAATTCCGAAAACATACAAGGATTTGCTCCATTTATAAGGTTGTACGCGACCCACTGTTCACTTAACGGTATGATACCAGCTAGCACTTACTTACAAACATTTATGACTAATTTGGATAACCTAAGGTCAAAAGAAGTCCTATATATAGACCAACTAGTAAAAACAAATAATGATAATATTAGTGACGACAAAGAAACTACAAATGAAGATATGGCTGATAGCAGAACCAGCATAGAAGGGGACGATTTAAAATTAGACCTATATAATCAGTTTAAAACACTTAATGACAGATGGATTTCAGGTCTGGAATTACAAAGCCAAACACTATTCCAAAGATTCTTATTTTTTGATAGAGCAAATAAAGATATTGGGGACCAAGCAATTATTAATATATGGGACATAATAAAACTTGATACACCGTTTGATGCTGGTAACGATAAAACATTAACACAGAGTATTTCTAGTTATATAAGTACAATTTTAGCAAATAATTATTTTAACTATATACCCTTACCATCTTACATAAACTTTTATAGTGTTGGTAACGATAATTCACAGAAACAAGGTAACGCTATGTTTGGCACATTCAAAACAGTAGATTACCTAGATTCTTCACCGGTATTCTTATGTCAGTATGTAGGTAAACCATCATCTCAGTTAAACAATAAAGCTCCTAATAATGGTTATGCAAATGATGGATTTGCGTTAAACTTAGTAAGTAACAACCCACTAGCTGGACCAGACTGTGGAGATAAAAAACTATCTAATAAAGTTATGGGCTTTACAGTGGACTTTGGTATACCAAACCAAAATATGTTCGAATCCATAACTCTTGACCAAGAACAATTCCAAAATACTTCTGAGAGTTATAAAATATTACAACAAATGGCCGATTCTGGTGGTGCTGGCTCTACAAGTATGGCATCATCATCACTCTATAATGTGTACGCAAGTAGGTCTTACACAGCGAAAGTTAGTTGTGTGGGTAACGTGACCATACAACCAACACAATATTTTCAATTAAGATACCTACCAATGTTTAATGGGCCTTACCTAATCATAAATGTAGAACATAATATAACACCTAATAGCATAGAAACAAGTTTTGAAGGGGTAAGAGTACCAATACCTAAATTACCAAATATAACAGATTTAGTACAAAGGGTTAATGAAAAACTGTATGCTGCAGCAGAAACTAAATTACAAGAAAAGATTGAAAATGTGTTCTACGATGATAATAACGCAACACCAAAACAATTAAAATTAACACCAGAAGATAATGGTTATTTAGATTTAGGTAACACACCTTGGTCGGCAGATACAATAGAATTTAAACCGCCAATCCACGAAAGTTTGGTAAACCCACAACAAATCACAAATGAAAAAACTAAACATTTAGGAATTGATATAACACCAATACCAGCTCAGACAGACGAAGTAAGTAGTCCAGAAGGAATAGCAGTACACCCAATTATGGCTGGTATAGTTATTGATAGAAAAGGTGATTGCGACCCACAAGAAAAAGATAATGGCTGTGGAAAATACGGTAATTATGTTATAACCAAAAAAGATATATTAGAATTCCCTAGTGAAGGTGAGACAGCTTACTACAAAGTAATATATGGTTTCTTAAGGAAAGATGGGATTGTACCTATGGGTGATGCCATAGCTAATTTTGACACAACCGCAGTTCTTTTACAACAAACTAAAATAGGTAAGTTAGGGAATAGTGGAATGTCTAAAGGGCCTCACTTACATGTTGAAGTTATAAGAGGCGTTGTAAATAGTAAAGGTAGAATAGTAGAACATTATTTAGACCCAGTACTTCTGTTCCCAAAATATTATTCTTAATGGTGACTATTATTACTTTATCAGATATTTATATAATGAGAAAAACTACAATACTATGATTACAGACAACAAACTTTTAGAAAAACTAGGAAATTTTATGGGTAAAAAGACGGATAATATAGTTGAACACGGACAAAATGAAGACGGAAAAGAAGTCTGTGACTTAGATACCGGTGTATGTTATACCATTCGTTCTAGAGATGGTTTAATAGAACGGGTTGATAACAGTATCAGAGTGAATAGACGGGTTAATGTTGAATCACCTTCAGGAAAAGTAAAACAATTATTAAATGGCTAAGATGGATAGAAAAATATTAGAAGAATTAATTAGATTTAATACTTTAAGACACAACGCTGATAATTTAAATGAATCAATGGGGATGGAAAATTTAGGCATGGGAAGTCATGTAGAAAGATTGGCTAATAAGTTTAATATTAATTTGGGTGAACAAGAAGATGTAGAGGAACCAGTAGAAGACGAAACAACAGATGAAGTAGAAATATCTGCAGACCCTGAAGCTGAGATGGGAGAACTTCCTGCAGAAGAGGAAGAAGTGGTTGTTGGTGACGAAGAACAAGGAGAAGAAGATTTGATGGACATGGAAGAACCAACAGACAATACAACCGAATTAGATGTTACTGACTTAGTTAGTAAAGATGATGAGATAAGTGATGAACTTACAGCACAAAAAGATATTCTATCAAAGAACACTGAGGGGTTAGGGGACCTAATGGATAAATTAAACGACCTAGAACAACACTTAAGTTCTATGGACACCATGGTAGATAAAATTTCCGACCTTGAAGATAAGATAGAAAAGTACAGGCCAAGAACTGCAAAAGAAAAGCTGGACTTAAGAAAATACGATAGTGGTCCATTTAACAACACCTTAACAGATTTTTTCGTTGATAAAAAAGAAATTTTTGACAAAACGGGTAAACAAGAGTATATTTTAACACCAGAAGAAGTGGAAAATTATAATGATTCTGAAATCAAACAAAGCTTCGGCGAAGACTAAAAATCCTTTTATTATAACGTTTGACTATTAATTAATATGTTATTATATTTAACAAAGAAGATATATTATTAACACATTAAAATTGAAAATTTATGAGTAGTTTAGACGCTGTACTATCCCAGTACGAAAAAAACAAACAAACATCAGGTTCATCGAAACCTATGATGTCACAAGAAGATAGACTTAAACAATACCTTTCTATCATGTTACCTAAAGGAACAAAATCAGGAGAAAAAACAATAAGGATACTACCAACACAAGACGGAACGTCCCCATTCAAAGAAGTATATTTCCATAATATACAAGTACAAGGAAGGTGGACAAAATTATATGACCCAGGTAAAAATGAAGAAGGAAAACCTTCTGGTGATAGAAGCCCACTAAATGAAGTTGAGGAAGCGTTAAGATTAGCTGGAGACGCACAATCAAAAGAATTAGCGCGTTCTTATCGTTCACAAAAATTTTATATTGTAAAAGTTATTGATAGAGACAATGAAGAAGACGGTGTTAAATTTTGGAGATTTAAACATAATTGGAAAGGTGATGGTCCTATCGATAAAATCATTCCTATTTGGCAAAAGAAAGGTGATGTGGCAGACGCCAATGAAGGTAGAGACTTAACATTAATGTTACAAGCGGTACCATTACCAGGAGGTAGAGGAGAATATACAACAGTATCAACAGTTATGTACGAAGACCCAACACCACTTTCGGATGACGCACAAAAAATAAAAGATTGGACTGAAGATGAAAGAACTTGGAAAGATGTATATTCACAAAAACCAGTAGAGTATCTTGAAGCTATCGCTAAAGGATTAGACCCAATATGGGATTCAGAACTTAAGAAATATGTTTATGATGACCCAAACGCGGTAAAAAACACCACAGACACTACAGTTTTAGGTAGTACCGACCCACAAGCAAACGAGAAAGTAGACGAAGACTTACCATTCTAATTATAGAAATATGGCATTGAAAAAAAGGACATTCGCTGACTTGAAAAACAAATTCTCAAAGAAAGCTAACTTTAAACCAGAAAGATTTTTTGATTTAGGGGAAGCTTTCCTTAATGCTACAGGTTTACCTGGTCCAGCTATGGGGCATCTACAGATGTTTTTAGGGCACTCAGATACTGGAAAAACTACCGCTTTAATAAAGGCAGCGGTTGATGCACAAAATAAAGGAATTTTACCTGTACTAATTATTACTGAACAAAAATGGGGATTTGAACACGCTAAACTTTTAGGGTTTGATTGTGAGGAGGTGGTAGACAAATCTACTGGTGAGGTAGATTGGGATGGATTCTTCTTATTTAATAACGATTTCCAATACATAGAAGAAATCACCGACTATATCAACACTTTATTGGACGCACAACTTAATGGTGAGTTAGAATACGATTTATTATTTTTATGGGATTCAGTAGGGTCAGTACCATGTAAAATGACTTTTGATGGTAAGGGTGGTAAAATGCATAACGCAGCTACTTTAGCCGATAAGATTGGAATGGGCCTTAACCAAAGAATAGGAAAGTCCAGAAGACAGGACTCTAAATATACTAATACTCTAGTTGTGGTAAACCAACCATGGGTAGAATTACCAGACAACCCATTCGGCCAACCTAAGATTAAGGCCAAAGGAGGAGAATCCTTATGGCTAAACTCAACCCTAGTTTTTAGATTCGGTAACCAAAAAAATGCTGGAACAACAAATATTTCAGCAGTTAAAGAAAAGAGGAAAGTAAAGTTTGCTACTAGAACAAAAATAACAATCATGAAAAACCACGTAAATGGTTTGGGATATGAGGACGGAAAAATCCTTATAACACCACATGGTTTTATATCCGGTAGAGAAGCTAGTGAGGAAAAGAAATCAATAGATAATTATAAACAAGAACACGCTATCTTTTGGTCCGAACAATTAGGGTCGGGTGGTGAGTTCGACTTAAAAATAGAAAAAGAAAATGACTAAATTAAAAACAGGAGACAAAGTTAAAGTACATTATGTAGGTACAATTAAAGAAGGGCAAGTATTCGACAGCTCTAGAGACAAAAACCAACCGTTAGAGTTTTCAATAGATGACGGTAAATTACTTAAAGGTTTTAATGACGCGGTTAAAGAACTGGAAGTTGGTGATAAAAAAACTATTTCACTAACTTCAGAAGAAGCATATGGTAAATATATAGATAAAGCTGTCATAACAGTGCCTAAATCAGAATTCCCAGAAGGCATGAAATATGAACTTAACGGGTTTATACAAGGCCAGGATAACGAAGGGAGACCAGTACAAGGACAAGTTGTAAAAATAGAAGAAGAGAGTATAAATCTTGATATGAACCATCCTTTAGCTGGTGAAGATTTAAACTTTGAAATAGAGTTAGTAGAAGTTGTAAAGTAAAAAAATTGTTTAACCTTTTATAAATGTATTGTGACAAGAACTTTATTAGTTGACGGAAACTCTTTATTGAATACTGGCTTTCATGGGATTAAAAATATGTATAATGGTGATGACCACATAGGTGGTTTATATCACTTCTTAAACACTTTAAGAAAGCATCTAGACACTTATCTAATAACTAAGGTTGTTGTGTTCTGGGATGGTAAGGACAACATAAAACCTAGAACCAAAATATACCCCGAATATAAATTAAATAGGAGGCAGAAAACAAAGTCAACAGACGAAATAGAATCATATTCACGTCAAAAATTACGAATACAACAATATCTAGAAGAGTTATATGTAAGGCAATCTTCCTTTAATTTTTGTGAAGCAGACGATTGTATAGGACATTATTGTGAAAAATCACAAAAGGAAGAAATTATAATTTTAACTTCAGATAGGGACCTTCTACAACTAATTTCAGAAAAAGTATCACTACACGTAATATCATTAAACAAACTATTTAAATTTGGTGATAAAGTACCACTAAACGGAGTTTACATCCCACCAACAAATGTTAGGGTAGTTAAGACTATATGTGGAGATTCTTCAGATAACATACATGGCATAAAAATGGTAGGCATAAAGTCCCTAGTAAAAATAAAACCCGAAATACTAGAACATAAAGTTACTCTAAAAGACATAATAGATACTATAAAGAGTAAAGATAAACCGACCAAGAAAGAAAAAAACATACTAGAAGAAGTTACGCAAAGACACCAAACCAAAGAAAAAAATAAAGTAGGCATTCTAGAAACAAATTATAAAATAATTGGAATAGGGGAACAATTTCTAACAGAAACAGCCTTAGTTGGTGTAAAAGATTTAGTAAAAGAAGCTATAGACCCCGAAGGGAGACACTGGAAAAACGCTTTAGGCTTGATGATGTCAGATGGAATTCTTAATATTTTACCTAAGTATGATGATTCTTGGGTTGATTTTGTAAAACCATTTTTAAGATTATCTAGAATAGAAAAAGACTTTTATAAACAAAAAATAAAATAAAATAAGATGAAAAATAAGAATTATGGTGAAGTACAAAAATGTGAGTTTTTATTAAAATTAGGTAATAACATAGTTTGCCAAAGATATTTCACAGTTAAAGACTTTAACAAATACGCATCACAATCAATAGACCTACATTACTTGGTTACCGATATAATGAATGAACTAAAAGAAGATTTAAAATATAAAACCTTAATATTGTTAGATAGTACATTTAATGATAAAAATATAGACTACCTAAATCTCAATAAATGTATGGACTATTTTACCATAACCATAAAATGTGGAACGAAAGAAGTTTACACTAGAGTAACGTGTGCAGATATTTATCCCCCAAAGGTAAGATTTAGTGTAGACGTAAGACCAAAGATGTCCAGAATGCTAAGAGAACTAACACAAGTTTTATCACAACAAAAAGTTACATGTAACTACCAAGATTACCCACTTAATGTGTAGCGATACAGTATTTATTTTAAAAGGAAATAATCAATGAATGAGAATAAAAACTTCGGATACCTGGGACACAGCTTCCAACTAAAACTAATAAATTTAATAATAACGGATAAGACCTTCTTTACGTCAATAATAGACGTAATTTTACCAAAATATTTTGATAATCAGTATTTTAAATTAATAATGCAGTTGGTAAAAGAATATTACCAAAATTATCAAATCTCACCATCATTTGACGCTTTAGACCAACTTACCAGGATTGAGATATCTTCAGAAATGGCAAAAAAATATGTTTTTGATATGTTAAAAGAAGTTAAAGACGCTTCATTTGAGGACCATTTATTTATAAAAGAAAAAGCTATTAAATTTTGTAAACAACAAGAACTTAAAAAAGCTATAAGAAAAGTGGAAGGTATAATGGAAAAAGGTGACTTTGAGAGTTATGATATGTGTGAAGAATATATTAGGGATGCTATTAGTGCAGGTGAATTAAGCAATGAAGATTTTGAAATATTCAGTGAACTAGAAGCATTATTAGAAGAAGATTATAGACATCCATTAGCTACTGGTATAGACGGGATAGATAATATTTTAAATGGTGGTTTAGCTAAAGGTGAGATAGGTGTTATTTTAGCTCCTACAGGGGTAGGAAAAACTACACTATTGACCAGATTTGCCAATACAGCTTATAATATGGGGTGTAACGTACTACAAATATTTTTTGAAGATAACCCTAAGATAATCCAAAGAAAACATTTTACTTGTTGGACCGGGATTCCTTCACAAGATTTAGGTGAACATAAAGACACTGTATTGGATAAAGCGGATGAAATGAAAAAAACAGGTGGTAGACTGATATTAAAAAAACTACCTTCTGACGAATTAAATATGCTACAAATAAAAAACCAAGTACGTAAAATAATATCTGAAGGTGTAAAACTAGATATGGTTCTTATAGATTATATTGATTGTGTTATACCAGACAGAAGCTTTAATGATGAGTGGAAAGGTGAAGGGTCTGTTATGAGAAAATTTGAAGGTATGTGTCACGAACTAAATTTAGCTGGATGGACCGCTACACAAGGTAATAGGTCATCTATATCCTCAGACGTTGTAACAACAGACCAAATGGGTGGGTCAATTAAGAAAGCTCAAGTAGGTCATGTTATCATATCTGTAGCTAAAACATTACAACAAAAAGAAATGGGACTAGCAACAATCGCGATTGTTAAATCTAGACTAGGTAAAGACGGTGTAGTTTTTGAAAATTGTAAATTTGATAATGCCACCCTAGATATAGATACGGACGCAACTTCGACATTCCTAGGTTTTGAGGAAGAAAAAACAAATAGAAATCGTGAAAGAGTCACCAGAGCTCTACAAAGAAGAGAACAAGTAATAAATAAAAATAACTAATAAAAAATAAAATATGGAAGCATCAAACAAGATTCTATCGGACATTACTGTATATATGAAATACGCTAAGTACCTTCCCCAATTAAACAGAAGAGAAACATGGGAAGAGTTAGTAACACGTAATAAAAATATGCATATTAAAAAATATCCTGAACTAAAAGAGGAGATAGAAGAAAAATATAAATTAGTGTACACTAAAAAAGTTTTACCTTCCATGAGGTCAATGCAGTTCGGAGGAAAACCAATTGAGATTAGCCCAAATAGAATATATAACTGTGCTTACGTACCATTAGACCACATAGACGCTTTTAGTGAAACAATGTTTTTATTACTAGGAGGAACGGGAGTTGGTTACTCAGTACAAAAACATCACGTAGAAAAACTACCCGTCATTAGCAAACCATACCCAAAAAGAAAACGAAGATTTTTAATTGGAGATTCAATTGAAGGTTGGGCAGATTCGATTAAAGTTCTTATGAAATCATATATGAATGGGGGTGGGTCTAGAGTAGACTTTGATTATACAGATATTAGAGCAAAAGGTGCAAGACTAATTACTTCAGGTGGTAAAGCTCCTGGACCACAACCACTTAAAGAATGTTTAGTTAAGATAGAAGGGTTATTAAATCAAAAAGAAAATGGAGAACAATTAACAACATTAGAAACACATGATATTATATGCTATATTGCTGATGCAGTATTGGCTGGTGGTATTCGTAGAGCTGCTCTTATTAGTTTATTTAGTGCAGATGACGATGAAATGATTAGTTGTAAGACTGGTAATTGGTGGGAGTTAAATTCACAGAGAGGTAGAGCAAATAATTCAGCATGTTTAATGAGACATAAAATAACTAAAGAATTTTTTATGGATTTGTGGAAAAGAGTTGAATTATCAGGAGCAGGAGAGCCAGGTATTTATCTAAACAACGATAAAGATTGGGGAACAAACCCTTGTTGTGAAATAGCTTTAAGACCAAATCAATTTTGTAATTTATGTGAAGTAAATGTTTCAAATATAGAATCACAAGAAGATTTAAATGAAAGAGTAAAAACAGCCGCATTTATAGGAACACTCCAAGCAGGATACACTTCTTTTCATTATTTAAGAGAAATATGGCAAGAAACAACTGAGAAAGATGCCTTAATAGGGGTCTCAATGACAGGAATTGGGTCAGGTAAAGTTCTTACTTATGATATGGCTAAAGCGGCCAGTTTAGTTAAAAGAGAAAACACCAGGGTATCCAAACTAATCGATATAAATCAATCAGCAAGATGTACTACAGTTAAACCTGCAGGAACCACTTCTTTAACACTAGGAACTTCATCAGGTATTCATGCATGGCATAACGATTATTATATTAGAAGAATTAGAGTAGGAAAAAATGAGGCAATTTATGGTTATTTAATTATTAATCATCCTGAATTAGTTGAAGATGAATATTTTAGACCACATGACACCGCCGTAATCAGTATCCCTCAAAAAGCACCTAAAGGGTCTATTATGAGAACCGAATCTCCTTTCCAACTTTTAGAAAGAGTTAAAAAGGTTGCAACAGAATGGGTAAAATCAGGACATAGAAAAGGCTCAAACTCACACAATGTTTCAGCAACAATATCATTAAGAGACCATGAATGGGATGCTGCCGGAGAATGGATGTGGAAAAATAGAAAATCTTATAATGGTTTGTCTGTATTACCATATAACGGAGGAACATATATACAAGCACCATTTGAAGATATTACAGAGGAAGAGTATTACGAAATGATGAAATCACTTAAAGATGTGGATTTAACTAAGGTGGTTGAATTAGATGACAACACAAACCTATCAGGTGAATTAGCTTGTTCGGGAGGAAATTGTGAAATAGACGTTGATTTAAAAACAATAAAATCAGATATTAACGGGGAAACTAAAGAGGTGGGTGTCAGTGAAACACAAATATAGTAAAGAAACTTTATACCACTTTAATTGTGGTAAATGTAATAAATGGTGGTCAATTGCTGACTACCATTTGTTTTCTAATAACGTACCAAAAAGTGAACAAATAGTACCTAATTTAATTATATGTCCACATTGTGGACATAAAGAAGAAGGAAAGGAAGTTAAACATAACTAAACTAGAAAACAAACCTAGATTAGAAGTATTTATTATAAAAAACAATGCCCAATCCAAAATACGGTATATCATTCCCATTTAAAGATAGTCAAGAAGGGCTATTTTTACATATGAACGAATTGCCAGAAGATGAAGTAAGGTCTAATTTAGTTCATTTAGTTTTATCAGTAAAAGGTTCTAGATATTTTTTACCCGAATTCGGAACAAATTTAATGAAACATATATTTGAACCTTTGGATACAGGAACCAGAACTTCTATAGATTTAGAAATTAGAGATGCGGTAAAACAATTCATACCTAATTTAAATATTACCGATGTAGAGATTAAATCTGCTGAAGACCTAAGAGAAGAAGATATTCAAGAAGAAGACCCAACGAGAGACCAAAAGACATTTAGTTTTTCTGATAAAAAACACGGAGTCAATGAATACACTTTACGGGTACGTATTGATTACAGTATTGGTAGTGGTGTTTTTGAAGCTAGAGATTTTGTAATTATAAATTTGTAATATGAGTGATAAAAAAATAGCATACACGGAAAGAGATTTCTTAGGGATAAGAAACGAACTGGTTAGATTAACTAACAGATACTATCCCGATTTAATTAAAAACGCAAATGACGCGTCCATGTACTCGGTATTTTTAGATTTAAATGCTGCAGTAGCCGACAACCTAAATTTCCAGATAGACAGAACCTTCCAAGAGACAGTCTTGCAATATGCACAAGAAAGGAGTTCTTTATATAATTTAGCAAGGACTTATGGGTTAAAAATACCAGGCAATAGACCATCTTTGACTGTTTGTGAAGTCTCGATAATAGTTCCAGCCTTGGGGGACAAAGAAGACTTTAGATACCTAGGATTACTAAGAAGAGGCTCTCAATTTAAAGGTGGTGGGAATATATTCGAACTAATGGAAGACTGTGACTTCTCAACACAATACAATAACGAAGGTATTGTAAATAGAACTAAAATACCTAACTTAGGCCCTACAGGGATTATAAGAAATTATACTATAACTAAAAAAGTACTAGCGGTAAACGGGGTTACAAAAGTATTCAAAAAAGAAATAACAGACGTCTTAACTAAACCTTTTTATAAACTATTTTTACCAGAAAATAATGTAGTGGGTGTTACAGCTGTGATACAAAAAGACGGAACAGGCTACCAGAGCTTACCAACCAATATTGAATTTATGGATAATACCGCTAACAGATGGTATGAAGTGGACGCGTTAGCACAAGAAGAAGTGTTTGTTATTGACCCATCATCACCACAAGATGATGTTGGAATTAAAGTGGGTAAATACCTTAAAGCAACCCAAAGGTTTATAACAGAATACACACCAGAAGGATTCTTTCATTTAACTTTTGGGGGTGGAAATGAAACACCACAAAATCTGTTAGATAGTTTTAGTAAAAATGGGGTTAAGATAGATATGTCTAAATTCTTGAATAATATGGCATTAGGTGATATGGTTAAAGCTAATAGTACCATATTTGTACAATATAGAGTTGGTGGTGGAAAAGCTTCGAATGTTGGTGCAGGAGCAATAACCACACTAAATACTTACGATTTTGTGGTAGCAGGACCAAGTCAAGCAATAAATCAATCCGTAGACCAAAGTTTATCGGTAACCAATATAACAGCAGCAATTGGTGGTGCAGACCAAATGTCTATGGAAGAAATAAGAAATTACATAACATATAATTTTTCAGCTCAAAATAGAGCGGTAACCATAAATGACTATGTATCAAAAGTAAGGACAATGCCAGGAGTATTTGGTGCAGCAGCAAAGGTTGGAGTAACTGAGATAGAAAACAAAGTGATGTTAAACGTATTATCATACACACCAAGTGGGGCATTAACATCTATGGTACCACAAGCACTTATAAATAATATAGCCACCTACTTATCTAATTATAGAATGTTAAATGATTACATTAGTGTGGGCTCAGCAAAAGTTATTGACATAGGATTTACCATAGATTTAATAATAGAACAATCAACAAATCAAGGAGAAGTAGTTACTAATGTTATTACTAAAGTTGGTGATTATTTTGATGTTGATAGGTCTGAAATGGGTGTTGATGTATCCTTAGGTTCTTTAAGAGCGTTAATTATGGAACAGTCAGGTGTTATAAATATTGTTGATATTAAAGTATTTAATAAAGTTGGTGGGGAGTATTCACAATCCATATCTACACAGCCTTATATACCACAGACAAATAGAGAAATACAACTAATTGACGACACTATTTACGCACAACCAAATGAGATACTACAAATTAGAATCCCTAATAAAGATATAGCTATCCGAATCAAAAAACCAGAGAAACCAACTTTCTCATAATCTTTACTAAAAATAAGCACAACTTATTATTAGTTTTAGTAGAATAACTATTTATCTATTAAAGTAAGGTATGTCAGAAAGCAAATCATTTAGGGTAAGAACCGAGGTCGGTAAAGACCAAAATTTAACATTTGAACTAAAACAAGATTTTGATTTATTAGAAATCTTAAGTCTATCGTTAACCCAAAGAGAGGTATACACTAGAATGTGTGCTGATTTTGGTGTTGTTTGTGGTAGAGTCATTGTTAACGGTGGTTTTGGTATCCCTAACGCAAAAGTTTCTATATTCATACCATTAGACGGTGTGGACGAAGAGAATGAGGTAATTAAACAAATATACCCATACAAACAACCATTTGATAAAAATGATGAAGGTATAAGGTACAACCTATTAAGTAAAGACCCAAATTTCGTTTGTCACATACCAGTAGGAACCTTCCCAAGACTAAATGACGTACTTACCCAACAAGAGGTTGAGTACGTATTTAAAAAATATTATAAATTCACAGCAAAAACAAATGAAGCTGGAGATTTTATGATTTATGGTGTACCTACTGGTTCACAGTCAATTGTAATGGATGTAGACTTAAGTGATATTGGGTGTTTTTCTATGTTACCAGAAGACTTTAAAATTAAAGGGGCTCCAGAGTCAGATTTTGACGGACCAAGGTTTAGGGGTGATAATGAAATAGACACTCTACCTCAGATAGTTAACCAAACTAAAGTGATTGAGGTAAATCCTTTTTGGGGTGACGAAGACGAATGCCAAGCCGCGATAACTAGAGTAGACTTTGATTTGGGGGTTTCAGGGATTAGAATAGACCCGACAGCTGTTTTTATGGGCAGTACAGGAACAGATACAGATAAAGATTTCGTAAACAAAAACTGCAGACCTAAAAAACACATGGGAGAACTGTGTAGTTTGGTAACCCAACCAGGAATAATAGATTGCATTCGATATACCCCATTCACAACTTTTGACGAGTGGGCATATGGATATGGGTCTGCATCTACAGGAGGGACAGTACCACTTTTAGAAAGGTATTATTTAGCGAATGGTGGTAGAGTTATAGACTCCACCGGAGCTTGGTTGGAGCACATACCAATGAATTTAGACCATATAACAACAGACGAATTTGGTGATTTAGTATTATCTTATGACCCAGAAGTTGGTGTTGCAACTCGAGCTAGAGTAAGGTTTAGAGTTAGACCAGAACAAGCAAGTGGAAGTGCAAGGTTTGCTAGAAGAGCCTCCTACTTATTACCCAATCTAAGAGAATATAATAGAGAATTAGCAGGTGATTGGCCTGGTATCGATTATAGGTCCTATGCTTTTAGTGTAAAATATTCTGACTATCCACCACATGCACAACAGGAGTTAATGCCGGCCGCTAAAGATTATTTTTATGATATGACCTTTAATAGGGTATATACTCCAGCCCAATTTCATGACCACGTAAAACATTCTGGTAGAAGGCAATTTATTGGTGTTAAAGAAATAATGCCGGAGGCGGCACAACAATGTGCAACAAGCGCAATGTTTTTCCCTATAAATAGTGCTGTAAGGAGAAATAAATTCATAATAATGTTGTACATGTTTTTATTAACAATACTACAAGGACTATTTTTCTTTTTACAAGCTCTAGCCGCTATTATAGCACTAATAGTAAGTATAGTATTCTTTTTCGTTTTTTTAATTATAACTGTACTCTGTTATCTAATATGTTTCCTAATACCGATTGGTTTTTCTATTTGGGGTTTTAGTTGGTACCCCTTCTCAGACTTATATGATTTTGCACAAGATTTAGGGTGTGGAAGGATACAATTCCTACAAAGTAGTTGTCAAGGAGAACCTGACGGATGTAGTTATTTCGGATTTAGATTTGGGATAGTCCTTTATTCTCTACACCAACAGAAATACCCAGAATGCGAGAGATGTAAATGTAGAGCGGGAGCGAATTCAGATATGATGGACCTTTCCCTAAGTACGTGTTGTTCATTATTGGATACTAATTGTGGTGGAGCTTCACCAGGGATTAATAATCAACCCTGTCCGGTAGGTGATTGTACAAATTGTCCAAGCATATTTAATATTCTTATCTGGGGCGATGATATTTGTTGTCCAGATTATCAAGAAGATGATGAAATATGTTGTCCGGATAACTATGGTTATGACTCTACTTTTGATGGAACTGGTTCTTCTGCTGGTGTAGACGGATGGAATGAATATGCTGGTGGAGGATGTTATGTCAAAATAATATGTATTAACATGGCATGTCTACCACAAAACTTCAACATGAAGGTAATAAGGGAATACATACGTAGAGAGAAAGTAGCAGTAGCATTATGTAATGGTATTATGAATTATTTCTGGGAAAATAATTGGGTTAACGGGTTTTTATACCAATACCAGTTTAAAGCAAAACTACAATTTGCTGTAAATGGATTTACTGATAAGAAAGGTGATGTTCACGATACTTACGAAAATTCCAGTTACTGTAGAAAAGTGGTATATGTACACCCAATAGACCACGTATTTTATTATAGGTCTTGCCCAGCACAGAATACAAATCTAGCAACCCCAGGTGCTTTTATGGGTGATGATGATGGTGTATATAGTCCTTGGTGGCAAGCAGGAAACAATAGTTCCTACAACCATTCAACTGGAGATATGGATAGACATATTCTATTTCCAACAACAATTGTAGATATGGGCTCTAGAAATCAATGTATACAACAAATATGTTTAGACGAAAGATTTGCCACAGAATGCTCAGTAACAGACCAACTAGGTAGCACCTCATTCCAAGACATAACAGATTTAGTTTCAGATTCATATAACATTAAAATGGATAATCCCAACATGGTCCTACGAACATTTTTCCCAAGACCTGAAAAAGAAATTGGTGGTGATGTAGCACAGGCATTAATGCAAAATTGTATGGTAGGCGTATATGGATATGAAAGTAATACGAGTGGTACAGAATGTGATTGCCCAACAGGACCAACAACAACACCTGCAGATAACGCTCAATTAGAATATCCGGTACCACATAACGGCAACACTCCGGCACAAGGAGGTACAGGTGGTCCTTACGTACCTAACGCAATTAATGTTACAAACCCAATGTATGATATTAAGTGGGAACCAATTATGTATACCGCGTCCACACAAGTTATTATGTCGGGACAAGACTTAATAGACTGTTTAACCTTAGATTTAGCATCATCCTCACAAGAAGTGCCATTTTATCCTTGGCATATGGAAGGTGCACCAGGTAATATGTTTGGTACTTGGAAAAATGATTGGGATGGAACATTGGGTGAGTATTACTATGATACTTGGGGTAATGGAGGTACGTTTGGTCCTTACATGTCTCCTTGGGGTACAGACCCACTTATTGTGGGAGACTACCAAGATGACATGTTTTCATCTATGGCGAGACCAATACTAACCCCAACATCACCAACACATATAAATTTTTCACAACCAGTATTTTATTACTTTGGTCTAAGACCAGGGCAAACCGCATTCAACGTATTCGTACGTAAATATGTTGATGAAGAACTATCAAATACCGTATTGTAATGAGTAACGAAAAGAACATAAGAATAGTTAGAGGAGCTTCACGGTACGCTGGTTCACAAAACAAAGACGTATCTTTAACACCACTAATTACTTCAGATAGAAGAACTTTAATACAAGGTGATAGAAATCGTTCATTAAATCTAGTAGACCAATTTGAAGCGGAAAGAGAATATTCTAGTACGTATAGATTATATGGTAAAATAGATGTGGTTTACAATAATGTTATAAGTGGAGAATCAACTGATGTTAACTATCTTGAAAATATGTATTTTATACCAGATTGGATTGGATGTTCCGCAACTCCATGTATAGGCACCCCACCAGCAATGACATTTGATTTTATACCACCAAAAAGATATGGGTTATCTATAATAGCTAATACATATACAGCAATGGACGCCTATCAAGATAATTGGGTAACATACATATCTTATGTATATTCAGCTAATACAGGACAATCAATGACATATTATAGCGATTATGTTGGTTCAGCAGGTATGAATTTTATAGCAGCTGACGGGATACCATTTGAGGCAGAAATTATTAGTGGTAACACACCAGATGGCCAACTAGTAGCTAGACTAACCTGTCCAGTACCACATAATATTAAACCTGGTGAATATATACAATTACAATCAACCCCAACACCAATAGGGGCAGCTAACATAATTAGTTCGTTGGATGTAGAATACACCTATGGTGGTGTACCACTTAGTAAACAGGAAAATATATTTAAGGTTGATTTTTTAGGTAGCACACTAACAAATAGTAAAAAATATGTTTTAAATATAAACATGGTAGGATATCCGGTAAATATTATAGGACAAAATGACGTTGGTACCATTAAAAGAATAAGTAATATAAGAAATAGTGCTGAAACAATGTCACAATACTATGTACATGAACATAAATTAATTACAAACAGTAATGATTATACTTTAGATAATGCTGGTTTTGAGGAAGGTATATATAGAAAAGAAGGGAGGGTTTTTCATGCTGCTAAGACACCAGATAATACAACTAAAACAGTTATTAGAGAAGATTTCAAATCATATTTATGGAATTGTAATGTAGATATAGACCGTGAAGTATATTACGATAATCTAAATAGACCTGTAAGCGACTTTTACTTAACTATATTCACCACAAATCGTAATTTAGTTTGGGACTTTGTATCCGCACCTAATTTTTCTCCAGCTGGGTATGGTTGGGATTGGAATTTTAGACATACGGGTCATGTAGACCCATCTATAGATAACGCAATTAACCCTACACGATTAACACAAAATGGTATATCCGGAATAAATTTACCAGTTAAAGGGGATATCTTTAGAGGAGCTTTTGTAGAGTATAACCCACACGAACTAAAAGAATATGTTATCTCCGAAATAGGGCACGCGTTAAAGTTTAACACCGATGCTATGGTAGAGGTAGGAGCTTCAACTACCGTACTATCTAAACAAAAGTATCAACCACATTATAGAATACCGATAAGAAAATTTTCGGACACCATACAATCAAATGACGATTTTACTACTTCACCACAATACTCTAGATATTTACAATCAGAGGCAACGCATAGATGGAGACCAATACTACCTATAGGTTTTTATGAAGAAATTGGTGGTTTTAAGAAAATTGGTGTTAGTTATCCATACTTAAACGATGCACATTACCCTTATTTAGGGATTAAATTTATGGTAGAACCACTATTACATGGTTATAGCGCAGATACCCTAAACTTTGTACAAGAATTTGGAGATGTCTGTGAATAGAATACAAATAAGAGTAAACCCAGGTGAAAAAAATATCACCGTACCCCTAGGTCAAATATTTGATGAAGTTGGTAGAGAACAACTTATTACAGATTATGAACAAGTTGAGTTGGAGGATGCCGTAAATGTAATCCAAGACTACGAAACCACAAGATATTATTATGGTAACGACACAGGGGATTATAATATATTTTATCAGTTTAGATTTTTTGATGAAGTTAATCAAAACTGGGGAGCTAACGCTGTTAATTTTAATAATGCTGACTTTACTGACGCTGAATTATATAGAAATAAAAAATCCTTTACAAATAGTTTTTGGAAGTTCGACTACTACGACAGTCCAGAAAGAGAAAAACAAAAATTAATGTTTACTATCATACTACCAACCACTAACTGTGGTAAGTATCCCGTAAATATAGACAAAGACGAAGACCCAGTAGCTTACTACCAACTAGCATCACAAGCACTACCTACCCAGTACGATGTTTGGTTACCAGAAGTACAATTAGGTCCATACACAGGAAAAGATGAGAGTTACTATATACATTGGTTAAAAAATAGAGACCTTTTTGAGATAGAAACATTTTACATGTCATGCAAGTTCTTTAATGCAAAAACAGGTAAATCAAATAGATTTGTAAATGCAAACCCAAGTGGGAATGTAGGACCTATGGAACCATCAAACTGGTTTTATTACCAGGTCAATATAAGTGTTAATGAACTAACAACACCAAAATATAGTTATAAGGTGAGGGTGTTTGATAATAACGCTTACTTATTAGGATTTCCTTTTAACCCTGTCTTTCTAGGTGAAAAAGGTATGACATCTATACAACCTATAACATGGTATGAATATATAATATAATTAATGGAAGTACAAAAATTTAGAATAAAGAGAATAAACCCAGATATATATTGGGAAATACCTTGTAGTGGTGGTACAAATTTTTGGCCTATAAACACTAGTACAAATTGTTCTGGCATTACTATGTACAATACTACTGGAGTTGATGTTATGTCTGCAATTAATGGAGACATACTTAATACATTCCCAGAAGAACTAAAACATTGTTCCCCAAGTGACCCTTGTGTTATTTTGTGGAATACAGGGCCTAATAATAGCCCTAACCACTGTACCAGTGTAGATAGTTTTTTATACATACTTTTTAAAGGGCTACATGTTACCTTATTAGGAACCACATACAGTGATAGTTTTAATCAAACAAGGAGTGTTATAAATGTTGGCCAAAGTAATAATAACCCTATTAACATAACACCAAACACTTTTGGTTGTGAATGTCTAGACCAACTAGGTCCAGATGTTAGTAAAGTACCAATTTTTTTAAGTCAAGATTTTAATGATATTGGACATTATTCTGTTTGGGATGGAAATATATCACAACAAGAAGTTTTCGCTAACTTTGTTTATTCTGGTGTATCCAACAGTGGTTATGGTGTGTTAGTAAGTAATACTACTGATTTTGGATATTACGAACAATTACAAAAGTCACCATATACTATCGACTGGGGTGACGGAACATCAGTGCAACACATGTATTTTCCAAATTTAACTACACAAGATATAAAGATTTATCCGACAACACCAGCAAAATATAAGGTGACCATTACACAAGATTCACCATGGGGACCACTAAGTACTGAAAAAATATTATCACTACCATTAGAGACTTATCCATTTATGGCCGGTCCATTAGCAACTCCACCATTTCAAATGGACCAATCAAGTCCCCTAACGGGACCACCAACCTATGATATATTTGGTAACCCAAGTGGTTTTCAAGGTTCATCTACAGGTTATTTTAATGACTACCCAGATTTACCTCTGGATTCAGCAACCCACATAAATCAATACAGTGGTATGACTTTTGGCCCTGGAGCTATATCTGGTAAACCATGTTTTACGGTGTCAGGAATAACAGATAGTATTTTGGGTAATTTTCAAACATATACAAACTTAAACTCACCTAACCTACCACCAGGTTTTAATGTTGGTGTGGTAGTACCTATAGGTGGTGATGTTTTAGACCCTATAACTAACGGATTTTTAACTGGTGTATATGGTGTGATTACAGATGCAACTACCGTGTTTACAGCTTACACCATATCTTCCGCAGCAAACTCTAGTGGTACATGGGCTGATGGTGACACACCAATAAATTTCTGGGACTTTACTAACGGGATAACAATTTTTGAGGCTACGAGTTGTGGTTTAGATAATTTAGCGTGGGGAGCAGAAGAATGCATTGCGTGTCCATCAGGTGATTGTGAATATTGTACAACAAAAGATGAATATGTGGATAGAGGTAATATACCTGGAATTATGGGAACTTCAATACCAATAGGTCCAGGTACTGTAATTGGTGATTGGTCACCAAGTGGTAACTATGCTATAGGTGATATAGTTTATGATGTTACATATAATTCTTGTTGTTGTTTTATGGCTGTAATAAACATATCTTCATCTGACCCATGGTATGGTGTAGCCCCTGTTATGATGGAAGAAGGGGTATATAATGACGGTGGTGTTAAAACACATGTATGGGAAGCTTGTACTCCAGATTGTGTTGCATGTCCACCAGGAACAAATACGCCATGTAACGACTTTACACTAGGACCAACTAACTTTTATAGTCAGGGTAACTTTTATAACGCTGGAGACTTCGTAGAAGGAACAGAAGGAAATTGTTACCAAGCCCTAGTTAGTGGAACATTAGACCCACCAACAGGATACACAATGCAATTTACAACCCAATGGGATTACATAGGGTGTGTAAGTTGGGTTTGTCCTATAGAAGGGCCAGTAGGAGATTGTGATGTTGATTGTATTGGAATAAATGGTATCTTCAATGCCATGCAAATGAATTCTAATCCATGGGGATGGCTTGGGGGACCTTGGGATTCTACGTTTGCTAGCTATAATGAGAATGATACGGTAAGTTATAATGGTGTATGTTACGTGTGTTTAACTGACCAGATTTCATCATCTTTTCCTTGTTCTGAATGGAACTATGCAGGAACTTATGGTGAACCAGACATATCCCCACACTGGCAAGCATGTCCATTACCAAGTTCTACAAGTCTGGACTGTATTATGATATCGGGAGCAACTTTAGATACGGTTGACCAATTTGGTAATCCAATTACTGTAACCGGAGAAATGTTTTGGGGTGACTGTGATACTAACTTAAATGATGGTACGTGTTTTGATAGTAGATGGGTATGTACAGAACAATATACATGTCAAGGATGTTACCCAATACTATCTGACGACCCTCTTTATTTTACACCACTATCTTTTGCTACAGAACCACTATGTAGTGATTATTGTGAACCAATAGCTTATTCATGTACAACACCAGCGGCTATGGGAGTGCCTTGTTGTGATACATTAGGTTGTGACTATGATGCTACCTTATATATTAACACAATGATTAGTGTTAACGCAATAAATAACACATTTACTGATTTAGCTTATAACTATAGTTTATATTTAAGTCCACCTTATCTCATAAGTGATTGTAATAATGGTGTACTATCTAATGCACCAAGCACATTTATACCACCAGTTAATCTAGCACCTATTGGCCCTATAGCAGGATGTTGTATTGATACAGTCTGGACTTGGGATTGTGAAAGTGGATGCCAGTCTTTGGGTGGTATACCGACACCAGGACCACTAGTTATTGGTTCAATGGACCCAAACGCCACCTTGTGGCCTTCACAAAGTGACTGTGAATCAAATATGTTAATATATTTTGGTGTGTCAAATGTAGTTGGAGATGTACCTTGTAGTTGGTGGTGTGATGACCCATATATTGTATATAACCCACCTACACCAGGACCATACCAGAGTCCATGTATACCATGGTATACATTAGGTGGACCACCAACCGGTACTGGTCCATACTTAACCGAGGCAGACTGTGTTACAGCTTGTACAGTAAATATAGAATGTTGGACATGTGATTGTAATGCCATGACTCCATGTACTAGTTCCTACCCAAACATGTGTCCTACACTAATATCTACAAGTCCTAACACATATGGTCCAGACCCAACAGGAGGATTAAACGGAATCCCATCTTATCCTGACCAACCATCTTGTCTAGCAGCTTGTATTTGTGATTTTGGTTGGGACTGCTTTACAGAAACAGGTACAACAACGACACCAACTATACCACCGGTTTTAATTGGTTGTAAACAAGGGATTAGTCAAACAATTATAGCTCAAAATAATTGGCAGGTTACCGACCCAGACCCATTATGGACCGGATATGACACTTTTTCAGCTTGTTGTTATGCAAATCAAGGATGTTGTTATGCGGACTGTGATGATGACTTAACATCAGGATTCAATATGATTTGGTACCCAAATGGGCCACCATCACCAATATTAGATTGGCCTTGTTCATACGACCAGGCTTACAACATATCAACTACCCCATGTAATGACCCAACATCATCTGGGTATGTATTTAACCCCGCATATCCGTGGTGTTTTATGTTTGATTGTACTAACGCTTTATGCCCACCAGTAGCACCAGCTACTACTCCAACATGTTGTGACCCAACAGATGAAACATGTGATTGTGCATGTGGCCCGGAACCAGTAAATTCAACTGGAGCCTGGAATAGTTTATTCCAGTTTTACGATGAAGATGATGCTGTTTATTGGGGTGATACTGATACCGATTTTTGTTGTTTTAGATGTGATTGCCCTATTATATTACCACAAACCCCACCTACACCAGGAGACCCAACAACATATGATTGTAATCATTTTACACCAGGAGACCCACCAGCTGGTTCAGTACCAAACTGTTGGGTAAGTTGTAATCTAACGCCAGGAGACCCACCAGTACCATTTATATGGCAAGCAGCAACTTATGACCCATGTGATGTTTGTGACCCGGCCTATACACCAAGTTGGGAATGTTCACCAGACGGATGTGTACCAAGTGCGTGTGACACTACTATGGGAACAGGACATATTTTTAATTGTTATAATAACTCAACTTGTGATAATGGTAGTGGTGATGAGTGTGACGCACAATGTTTTTGTATACCAGGAACAAATCCTTGCATACCAATGTGTGCAACTTACCAACAAGAATTAATTCTAGCATCTGGTCCAATCCCAACGGATTGTCCACCAAATGTTTACGCATACAATTCCTACAATGAATGTATGGGTATAAATCCAGTAAATGCGTTATTACCAAACTGTTGTCCCGGACCATTACCGCCACAATGGTATTGTGACGATAGTTCTGATTGTTCACCTAATGCGGTGGTAAATGTAGATGGTACTGGGTGTGTAGAAGTAAATGATGGTGACGCACTGTACCAAAACCCACTAACTACAAACTTTACGTCATTAGGGGACTGTCAACCAGAGTGTACTTGGTGCTGCGACCCTAATGGTGTGTCTGTATGTACTTTTGTCGGAAATGTATCTAACTGTGCTGGTACTTTTTTCTGGGACGCTTTAGGTTGTTTCTTAGCAACAACAACAACAACACCTTGTGACTGTTCATTACCACCAACAGAGTACTGGTGTCACTATGATTACAGTGCTAGTTTGGGTGGTTGTGTGAGTAATATTAGCACACTATTAGATACAAATTTATTTGGTGTTGGAGCTGTAACTAGAGCTGTAAACAATATGGCTTATTTTACTTCACTAGGAGCTTGTCAAGAAGCTTGTAGATTTTGTTGTGACTGTGACTCAGTAACCTCATCCCCAGGAACTTGTTATTTAAACTGGTATTGTGCTATGAATCAAAACTGCAACTGTATGGCAGCAGATTGTTATGCAACACTAATTGATTGTATCATTACCGAGGAGCCTTGTGTAGAAATATACCTAGATTATTATTGTGATGATATACTGGGATGTATAGTTTACCCAGTAATTAACACCTTAATGTCTGGGCCATATGTAGGTCCTACTGCACAAGCTGACTGCCAACTGGTATGTCAATTTGAATGTAATGGTGTGTGCCAATGTGAGTTCACAGCCGCACCAACTAATCCAGTACAATTACCACCATGTTACACCTTAGCGTGCTGTCATGCAGCAACAAACAATAATCAAAGATGTTGTGAGTGTGAGAAATGTTTAGATAATACCATAACATACCATTACGAGGGTAGTGCTGGTGTTCTACTAACTTATAGTATTACCTTGACCAGCTTTAATAGTACACCTTTGTCATGGACACCAACACCAACAGCTAATGGAGGAACATACATAAATGGTGATGTTGTGACTCAAGATGGTTGTTGTTATGTGATGGTTTTAGGTACAGGGGATTGGGCACTGTATGATACAACAATGTTACCTTCTGATTATTATAATCTATATATGAACGCCTTAAATACTTCAGGACTACCAGCGTACGGTACTGATTTAATGTGGATTCCATGTGACCCAGAGTGTCCTCCTGTAGTGTATGAAGAAAGATGGTGGTGTGACGATAATAACCCACAATACCCATATCAGATAACAAATTGTATAGAAGAATACCCATATATAAACACTGAAATAACAGCTAATGCATCTTATGGGGATAATGTTTGGGGTACTGACGCTGGAGCTCCTGGTTCACAAGTGAGTTATAATGGTGGTGGTACACCTTTCTCTAGTTTAGAAAAGTGTCAGGAATGGTGTAAATACTGTTGTGAACCCACCACCCAAGGAACTCCATGTTGTTGTTGTGAGGACGATGGATTTGGAAACTGTGTTAACGGTACACAAACGACGCAATTCAACCCAACAGGACTACCATGTAACTCAGTTTGTGCGGGAATTAGTCAGATTAGTTGTCCACAGGATTGTTGTTGTTGTGAAGATGATGGCCAAGGTGGTTGTGTAGCAGGTACGACACTTAGCTACCCAAACCCCCAAAATTTACCATGCCGAATGTATTGTACGTCTTTAGATGGCACGGGACCAATGGTAGAATGCCCAGACGGTGGGAGTAGTTCAGGAAATTGTAAAATATGTTGTAAACATCTACCAGAGGTTCGTGGAACAGGTATTATTTACTATATAGTGCAGGGAGCAGCTCCTTGTAATTGTAATGGAATCGACACACAAGTAAGTATGGGCAAGTGTAATGACGGCCCAGTACCAATCTATCCAACAACAGAAGGATTCGTATCAGAGCAAATAGTACATCAAAAAGTATTAGGGCCAGATGTTAATCCCGTAGATATTAATCTAGGAACTATAGGTTCTGCTCCTGTATCTTCTGGACCACCAGTACCATGTTGTATTATATGTCAAAATCCAATGGGTAGCCAATACATAGTATCTAACCCAAATTCAGTATTAAACCCTTGTAAATGTAGTGGATGGTTAGATATAAATGTTGGACCATGTACACCTCCATCAGCACCAACACCATGTGAATTAGATTGGGGGTGTGCAACTTGTACTCGTGATTGTTATGATAGTTTCTATAGTTGCATGACATTAACAAATAATTGTGAACCTATAGAGCCAGGAGAATGTGACCAGTGTGTGGGACAAAAATCATGGTACCATCATCAGGCTGGTTTACTTGGCTATTGGAATCCAACTGTATTATCGAATGGTAGTCTTGGGATATATGATAACTCAGTACCAAACACATTTGACGGTTGGGACGGAACCAATGTAATACCCCACACAACAGTACAAATGTGGTCAAGCACAGAACCTTATTGGGGAGAAGGACAAATTGTAAAAGACCCACTCCACCCGGGCTGTTGTTGGGTTAGAACTCAGATGTGGGATGCAGGACAACATTTAGCAAATATGTTACCAGACCAATACTCACCATCAGAACATTGGTGTAATTGGTTATCTGGTAATAGTGCAGACGGGTTAAATCTCTATACAATGGGACCTAGCCCTAACGTAACAACTTGGCAGGGTCAAGGTGCCGGTAAGCCATGGTGGGTGCCATGTGACACTGAACACTTTCTTAATTCCACTGGACTTGATGAGAAATGTTTTACATGTGGTACAGGAGGTACACCAACACTAACGTGGAAATGTATTGATGGAAATATTGGTGGGTGTGTTCAAGCGATGTATAGTTATAGTGACCCAGATGTTTTTGTGAATCAAGTAGACTGTGACGCCTTATGTAAGTCTTACTTATGTAATAGTAGTCCATATTGGTGGGCTCAATCAAAATGTAGTAATACTAACCATAGTGGTGTTGTTGGTACTCCCACGGATTACATCAACTGGCATATTAACGTTGCCCCACCTTTCCAGCCTGCAATACAAAGTGTTTACACCAATACAGT